ACCAGCGGCTCAAGCATGACATTAAATTTATCGGGATCGCTAATCGTATCAAGGTACTGATTGTAAAAAACTTGCAACGCCCCGACGTTTTCTCCCCACCAAGCCAAAGCATCGTCGCCATCAAAAATCTCCCAAGCATGGCCCTTGTCGGGATGCCACGCAAACAAATACCACGTTTTCCTGCCTGTTACATTCATCGAAAAGTAAACCTGAGAATGATATTGCTCGTCTTTCACAACATCACTTGGATCTCTCTGCAACGGGCATTTCAGCTCAACTCCGGCAACTTCGTCTATCAAGCCATCAGGAGAACAGGCAAAGTAGTCTACAGCAGGGTGATTAACCAAGCCGCTTTGAACGACAAAATATCCGGTAGCAAGCTCAAATTGCTCCAAGCAACGAGGTTCCCACTTGTTGCCCCACTCCGTCGCCACGTTTCCAGTAAACTCTTGCTCTGCTCCGTAATGTGACCTTACCATCTCTCGCATCACGTCGTCTCTTGTGGCATACCTGTTCTGGCCTAATATTCCAGAAACCCGACTCGCAGTGATTTTTCCAACCCTTTGTTTGTGCCACTCGTTCGTTCTCTGAAAACTATTCACGAACACTCCTGACGGGCTTAACCCAGCGAGTTGCACCGTTGCAAGTTGCAGCAGCCTCAAGCCCACAGTCGTAATAAGCCCTCTGAGCATCAGGTGGAAGCTGGTCTGGCGCATACATACGCAATCGCTTTTGTGGAGCCATAGCAGCCACTGCGTTTATCTGCTCTTTAATTGCCCAGTAATGGCAGTAATCGATATACATAAACAACGTATGGATATCTAGCCACCTCCCATCTTCGTAATAGCCAACAAAACCAACCGGATCTCCAGACTTGCTATACGTGATGAGCATTTCGTAATTTTGGCTTATCACAAAGTCCATCTCATCTTCTTCAAGCATCTGAAAAAGACCTGCTTCTATTTCTAACGGGCAATCAACAAAAACAGTTTTTACGTAGTCATCCTCTGGCTGCGGCGCAACCTTCATGGTCCTCACTACATCGTTGTAAATTATTTCAAATTCTTTATCGGTAATGGCGACACCCCGCCTTTTGTTTTTTTTCGAAACAAACCATTTTGAAAACATTTTACACAAACGCACCATGCCTTACACCTCTTGTGGGTTCATTTTTGCTAGGTATTTCATGCAACCCTCGAAGCGACGAACCGAGAGATCAGAAACTGAAGCGACGTTCCACTTCTTTAATTCAGAAGACTTTTCTTCTTCGCTCATCCATGACATCGCCGACTCAATAATTTTTTGCTGCTCCAAAGTAATAGTCTTCTTAACTACCGGAGAAGTATCTGTTGCCATAGCGTCGGCATCGTTAAGCTCAACCTTGTCTCCAGTTGCAATCAAGAACGTAGAACGAAGAAACTGCTTTAACGCATAACTCTGGGCTGAACCACTTGCCTGCGCACCATTGAAGGGAACCGAAACAGTTCTTCTTAAAGGTTTAGTTGACTCGCCTGACTCGTCCACAATAGAAAACTCATAAACGTAAGTTTGCCAAGGCTTGACCTTACCTCCTGATTGGCGGTCAAAATGCTCAACAGATATCTCATCTTGCAAAACAACTAGCCCAGCCTCTCCTATAACCTCCCGTACATGCTCTAAGAATTTATCAATTGAAGCATAGTCGTATTTGTCAAAAGCATTTCTTGACTCTTTTCCCAAAACGCCGAGACGCACTATCACAGAAGCCACTTTCCCCATTAAAGTTTTCTGCTCTACCGGCTTATCAACTTTCGTCGTTCTTTTTTTTGCATCACTCATACCTTCGTATCCCTTCACTTTCGTTTAATTCTCTAATTGCTTTAGCTTTTGCCCAAATCTCCTTAAGATCAGGCGAATAAGAAACTTCATACCTTGTATGCCAATGCTCCAAAACTTTGCCCGGAGTATCAATCGGCTCAACTTGAAAAACCGGCTGCTCTTTCCACTTACTAGATCGAAGATCGTACCTAACCTCCTTTCTTTCTTTGACTATGACTCCCACAACCTCTTGTCGAGGTCCGGCTGAAATTACAACCCTATCTCCAACAACAATCTCACAAGGGAATAAATCCTGCAATCGTTTTCTTCGCCTGTCACGCAGAAACCCCGTGTCGTGCGACACTTTCTTGTCTGACAAAACAACCTCCGTTTAGTTAATGTCTTTACCCCACAAACTACTTCCTGTCTTGGCACAACCAAGAACGTATTTCCTGCCTCCAGCAGTCAGTGGATATTTTGCGACAGACAAAACCGAGCTGTCGCCATTGCACACAAACTCTTCTTCAAACACCAATCCAGCGTTTTGTTCTATTGCTTTAATATTATTCGATATGTACTGAGAAGCAACCCCACTAGGCAAATTCGCTAGCACGTTTAAAGGGGTCCAAAAGTCTTGGCGAAAACACGAAAAAGTTTCGGCGTATGTGTCATTTACGTACCAACGATTTTCAGAAACCGAATGAATCCAAGCTGGAAAATCTAAAGAATTAAAAACCTGTTCTAGCAAGTCTTTTGCGTCAAACTCCGTAACACGAGATTCGTAATCGTCTAGTTGGTCGGATAGCTGAGACACTTTTGCGGTAAGAGTTCTTACCTCAGCCTGCAATTTTATAATATGTGAATCTCGCGCAGAAACCGCTTCTCTTAGGGTGCTGGTTTCTTCAATTAACTGCGCTGTAAACATAGCTTGCTGTTCCGCTATGCTGGCTATTTTATTATTTGCGTATTTGAAGTAAGCACCAACCCCGCCAGCACCAAAAATAGCTGTGATGGCTGAGGTTATGATAGTTAGCGTGTCCATGCGTTTTGTGGCTCCCAGAAAAGGTAAGCCACAAGCGTAGCAGAATTACTATCTCTCGCAAACGGTGAAATCTAAGTTCACAGACGCAGTGTTAGCTCTTGCGTATGGAGCGCTCGTTCCTAAAGGAAGCAGGCAAGCCTCACCAGCTTTCAACTTTACAAACGGGTAAAATGTGCTGCTAACCTGAACACCAATCTCAATATAATTAGTTGAGTCTAGGTTTACAAAATGAGCGAACCCTTGGGTTGAGATAGAAGCAAGATCAAGTGCTGTCCCTGCTGCTGTTGTAGGTACTGCCTTTACATCCCTTGTAACGATATGACCCGCCATATCGCAAGTCCTTGCTAAGTCGTTAATATCGAGAAGCAAGTCATCGTGTACTACTTGTAATCCGGTCGTGTAATAAATTTCGTTAGCCATTTAAGTATTTCCTTATTGCTCGAATTTTCCAATTTGGCATGACATACAAGACTTTACGTTCGTTCCTGTATGCCTAAATGTTACTTGCATTCTTTGTTTTGGATTTTCACAAAAAAACAGCTTTTCATAAAGAGGCCCGCTTTTGCATCCCCCTGACTGTATTTTTATCTTTTTTTTCAAATCAATACCACGGTAAACACACCTTTTCAGCCTTCTTATCTTTTCCAATCGGCTCATAATATTTCCGTATAAACCTCTGGTTTTCCAAAATACCAATCTCGTTCGTCGTATCTTTGCACTGTGCGTTCGCCCCAGCCAAGGTTGGTATCACCTTCACGATAGTCATTGTATGTAACTGGAGTGTTGATATGCCTGTCGGGATGGTTTTTCGCAGCGTTCGACGGAAGATCCGCTGTAATTGCCCTGTGGTTTGGATCTAGCCAACAATCATAATAGCCGTCCCAAGCTAAAAAACCTTTAACCGTAAGCCCCAAAGGGTTAAGTGATAGCTTGTATGATTCGCTAAGGATTTTCATATCAAGGTCGTTAAACCATTTTTCGACAATCTGCGACTCGTGTACAACCTCTCCTTCAAACTTTATAATCAACTGAACGTCTCTTATTCCCCAACAGTTCGTTGCACGACCCCAATCCTCTCCGGGTCCATCTATTGTTCCGTCTGCTTTTCTTGTAAATATTCTTCGCTTTTCTTTTGAGACTTCCCACCTAAGCTCAATCTCCCCTTCGAGAGCTACGTCACTTTCACCTTCCACCAGTACACCGTTGTCATCTGGGTTGTCTGAATTGCTGATGTAATAACAATATCGCAACTTGCATGAATCTCCGTCGTCTATGCTTGCATGTTGAATATCAACTCCAAATCCGTATTGCAGCGAGCTTTCTTCGTACCACTGGTCATTATCTTTATGCACCCAAGCGCCCGGCATCGGGCCATATCCAAGTGCATTTTTTAATTCAGCTCCTGAAGTTTTTGAAAAATCCCCCTTACCTACCCCTGAAACCACCTTAACACCTACAGCAACATCATCCTTGCAAGCGTGCTGCAAAAAAATTCCATAAGTTGCTTTGGTGTAACCTGAGTTGTTTGTACGCCGCCTCCTGCTTGTGGAAAGCATTCGCCATTGGCGAAAAGCATTCCAAGGGTAATTACTAGAAGACGGTTGCCATCTGGCTAAAAAGGGCTGTCCGGAATCTGGGTCATCATAATCGTAAGAAATTGTTTGATGGTAAATACGCCCAGTTATACCGTTGATATTTGAATGAAACTCATAATCACCTTCGTGTATCATCTGAGTCCATGTGCTTCCGTATACACCGAACCCCTCTGATTGAATCCACCTTTGAAGAATTTCCTCTCTGGTTTTGTACCAAGTTTCCAGCCAGTCTGTTATTTCATTAGAAAATGAACTTTGGTTGTAAGTGCCGTAGCAATAAATTTGTATATTTCTGTAGTACCCTGAACCAGAATAATTTGGGCCGCATGGACCACAACAATTACAGCCCGGACTTAAACCTGTCATACCTACGTCTCCACTCTAGGCGAGAGCTACTAAATTTACTGCGTCAGCGGAAATTGTTTTACCAGAATATGCCTGATTCTGAGCTACGCTAGTAACAGAAACAGTGCAGCTCGTTGTGCCAGCTCCAGAAGGCGTTCCCGACAAAACACCCGTCCTAGTATTAAAGGACATTCCCGCAGGCGTATTGTTAATGCTAAACGTATAAGGCTCTACGCCACCTGTTGCAGTCCAAGTTTTAGTAGCAGCAACGCCAACGGTCAAAGATAAATTCGTAGGAGGAGTTACTCGTAATCCATCCGTTTTGGAGCCAATTATAATTCTTGTAGAGTCAGACCTGTTAAAAGGATCAGTTGCTGTTATCGAAGTAGTAAAGTTGTAAATCTCTGACACCAAAGTACCTCTAATAGTACCTGTTTTTTTATCAAAACTTAGTCCATCAGGAAGCCTGCCAGTAATCGAAAAGCTGAATGGCCCTTGCTTTCTCCCATGTTTTCTTTTTATAGCTGGAGTAAAAGTAAACCTTCTACCAACAGCAACAGTTAGAGAGTTTGTATCTCTAGCAAAAAAATCATTATTACCCATCGCCGCCACCCTAGCCTGTTCTTTTCTGTCAAAAGAACTCTTGGGGCTTCTCTCCACACCCTCTGTCTTTACAGATATTTGAGAGTAAAGACCTGATGAACTTTGATTGTTTAAACGATCTTGATTTAGTTTGTAATTTTCTTTTAATGACGTAGAGTGCCTTTGTGAAACTTGTTTTTTTGAAGAAATTATAGGAGCGCCTAAAATTCCACCAAAAATTGGAGAAACAGGCTCACTATTCCCATCAGAAAAACAGTCTTCGGCTACGACTATCCACAACCCGTGAAGTCTCGCGCACATTAAATAATTATCTGGGTTTAATCCGACCTGATTTTTACACCAATTATATACGTCAACATCAGCTTCTGTTTCTAAAAAAAGGGTGGTATACCGACTTAAAGGTCCGTAAGGCCCGACAGTTAATCGAACTAGCTTGCATCTTGCGAATCCGGGTTTTTCTCCCACCCTTCCTTCTATCGGCTGGCTTGGAACTTTAACAAATACAAAATTTTGATCATTCCTTGCCCTTTCCAACAACATCACTTTTTGACCGTTGCTGCTCCACATAGGGCCATCGCCAACTATTGTAAACTGCCCCCCTCCAGTCGGTGTAAAAGTTCCTGTTGCATTCAGGTCTACCCTTGCGCCTATACCCACCCAATATTCCCTGCCGTCCACCTCCGCACGTTCTACAACTCCAAAAAAATGACCAGTAGTTAATTGTACTGCGCCACGATCTCCATCCTTAAGAACTGTTGGCCCGTTTACGACAAACGACTTGGCTTCATTTAAAAAGTATTCATTATCCCCAAAATCTTCTTGAGAACCTTGGAAAAATTGTCTATCCGTAATATCTACAGCACCAAAGGACGAGGAAGCATATCCATAACCTGTAGGCATTATGTACGCTGCACGAAAGGGAAGTAAATCTTTTTTATCTTGTTGGTATGATTTATAAAACGCTGAGGTGCTATAAACCCTATCGAGCATGTTTGGAGTGTTGTACATGGCCTGCCTTTAAGAAAACGGAAAGTCTTCAGCTTCTCTGCCAAAGTTATTGTCAGGGTTGTGAAATTCGTCATAGTCTTCTCTATCAAGAGCAAACGACAAGTCCCTGTAATTCTGGGAGTTCGTTCTCGACATAGCAAAACCAAGGTCCGCGCCTATGTTTACTGTTGTTGTCGATCCACCTTGTGTTATTGAGTAATTAACTGATTTTACAATTCCGTTTAACAACATAGGTACAATTCCAGCATAGCTGCTTTTCTTTCCTGCGACTACTGACTTATATGAAGCGGAAAGCTTTCGAATTTCCTTCCTCATTTTTTCTTGGCATTCGTCAAAATTGCTTTCGTTGTAGTCATCAAAAAAATAAGGCTTTATATCATCTATGTATACGTACTCTCTCCCAACCCCATTAGCGTTTACCACCTCTGATCTTTTTAACCTTAGATGATCTCCAGTGATACTGCTTCTTAAATGAAATGGAGCTAAAATAAATATATATGGAGGAACTACGTAAAGGTTTTCTGCTCTGTCTAGATCGTGATTGTAGTTTTGCAACCGATCAGAAAGAGTTCTCACATCGGCCCACCTGTACAACGGCCTGCTTAAACTGACCACCCTGTTTTTCTTGTCAATGCTGTAAGAGCTACCATCCCCTCGTTTGTCCAAGGCATGAATAATGTAACTGTTTTTCGAGTGTTTTTCCCCTCTTTCATCTTGAGCTAAATAGTACTGGTCAATAGATTCTTCAGTGCTGTAATTATGCATATAACCATCTCGTGACCTGTTCCCCCATACTACAGGTCTTGAATACTGCACATTTTGATTTTTAATCCATCCCAGCCTGTCGCCAATTTCTTCTCTATTCCTATCAACTTGATAAGGGAAGTAATCCAGCAAACTTATCATTGAATAATGATAAATAGTCGGCTTATAAAAGTTGGTTTCTCCCAAAATGTTGCTAATTGCAAAAGCGTTTTTCCATTGCGTTTTCAGAAAAATTTGATTGTCTGGCAATTCTTCCTTTTCGCATGTGAAATGGTTATAACCTCCATGCCCGATTCTGTATTTTTGCAAATATTGACCCTTGGGAATAGCCATTGTAGATGCCACTCCACCTGCTCTTATTGCTTCAATTCCCCAGATTCTTTTAGGTGATTCTACGCCTGCACCGTTTCTTCCATTTTGAAGTGCAAATAAAACAGAAGTGTGTTCCCAGATAGGTACATAATGAGGATCTTCAGGGTAAATAATATATTCGTCGCTCCAAGTTGATTTATCAACTTCACTAAATTGCTCTAAGACAGGATGTAACTCAAGATGTTTTACAAATGTTATAGGCGCTGAATAAACGGCTACTTCTTTGGGTACTTCCGGAGGATCAAATGCCTCTTCTGATGTCAGCAGACTGGATTTTTGTTTGGGAGGCGATCCAGAATTTTTCAAAGCAGTTCTAAGTATAAGCCCTTTATTTAATCCCTTGCCAACTTCTGGAAAGCAAACCAAGCCATACTTGTCACAAAGTTGCTGTATTACCTGCACAACAGGTTTATTTGTAAGTTTTAAATATGGAAATTCATCTTTCTTTCTTAACTCTCCCTTCAAAAATACACCGCCGAATGGATGAGCAAAGTTTAGCCTTGCTTCTAAAATATTACATATTTCATCAAGGCTTTGCTTTGGGTCTAGGAAAGCATTTGATGTAAGACCATACCCTTCATCAAAAGGAGCGTCTTTTAAAATTGTATCTATCTTGCCAATTCCATTTTTTCTGTTGTAAGTTGCCGTGATCTTTGCTTTTTTTAAAGACCATCTCCAGTCTTTAAGAATGAGCTTAATCTTTTTACCCGACTTGTTTACTGTGTAACTGGCTTTATCAACTAAGCACATGGGAAGGTTTAGACGTTCTATCCCGTTGTAAAAAACTTTTAAATCCCCGTACATGGGCAGATCAGACACGCTTTGTGGAGCGATATCCAAGGTTATCAAACCCGGAGCTACTCCATGCCCTTGCGTATAAGAGAAGCTTTCAATTTGTTGCACTCCGGGGAATGTAACATAAGCTTGGTTTTCGGACATTATATGGTACTCGGAGTCCAAGTTTTATTCTTTGCAGTGTCTAATATTACTTCAGGTATAGACGCTTGCACTAAATCATAACCGTTGGTAGCTGTTACCGTTCCGAAAGGATCATAGAAGGCTGCTCCTGCGTGCATAACAATGTTAGTCACAGTTCTTGAACGCAAATCTTCTCTCGCGCTAAACACACCGGTACTTCCAATAGTAAGGTTTGTTAGGGTAGAGTCGGTTTGATAAGAAAGAGAGCCGCCTAAAATTACAGCCGTAGCTATTGCGCCGTCGAGTTGCGTTGCATTTCCATTAGTCATTGTTAGCGTGGTAATATTAGTCTGTGCTATGAACGTACCGCCCGACATGTCCACAGCACCGAGAGTAACCGCGTCACCTGAAAAAACGGTTGCATCAAAAATAACGCTTTCGTTGTAACCTATTTTTAAAGTAGCAATCGTACTAGCCTCACCATCCCAAGCTGCAATACCAACTCTTCCGGCGTTTACTGTTAAAACATTAGAAGAATGTGTGCCTTTAAAGTTAAAAGACTGCTCTCCAAGAGGAGCCTCTGCCGTCTTGACTACTGTCACTGTCGCCTGACTAGATCCAACATCTAAATTTATTCTACTAGATCCAGCGCCAGTCCCATGACCAACAAAAACTTTTATGTTTGTACTGTCCCCAGAAACTCCATACTGCAAATACCTGTCTCGATATTGCAAATCACCTGCTGAATCATAAGCAGGAAGCCCAACGCGACCAGTGTAAGAAGCTTTAAAGTGTATTTCGGCTGGAGTTACTGAAGAATTAGCTAAACCATAAAGAACGTCTACGCTGCTGTTTTCAAAAACAATTGTATCGTCGTCCACTGGCAGAGTTTTGGCGCTCCAATTGTCTGCGTTGTCAGCAAAATTTGGTCCAGTAGCAGCAGTAGAAGTAGTTCCGGCTTGATCAGTGTTAGCTCCATCTACCGTGTGGTTTACTCCCGGCGTAGTTCCGTCTGACTCATAAGCTCTTGCACTGGCTGTAAAAGGAACTCCGGCTACAAGAGCTGTACCCACAACCTGTGTTGATGTGCTTGTCCACGAAATGCTTTGAAACTCGTTGACTGTAGACTCACCTAAAGCCGTTGCAATCTCACTAGCCACAGTGCTAATAGTAGCTGATGTTGTTGCAACCGTGACGTCTTTGCTGTTAATTGTCATAGTAAACTTGTCGCCAGCAGCCCAAGTACCATCTATGACCCATTTTGTAATTTGTGCTATTGGCAAAGCGTTGCCAGTCCAAGTTCTTGTTGCCATTGGTAAACCTATATTATGCCGCTGAAAGTTTCAAACTCGTAAGAATAATTTACTGTGTGTTTAAGTGTCGAACTGTCGAAAGACATTGAAATACTTCGCTTTTGCAGAAGCTCAAAGTCTGACATCATCGGTGGAGGGATTAAGGGATTTCCCACTGTTATAGTAGTTCCTCTTTGTTGTATTAACACTGAAGTCCTTTCACTTACCATTTGCCTAACTGGAGATCCGGTCCTCAACTCTCTCATAACGTATCTCGGTCCACCGGTCCCTATCTGAGTTACGCTTTCTGTTTTGCTTAAAGCGGAAGATCCAGTGCCTCCAGAAGCAGAAAATGATTCTGCCTTGACAACAATTTGATATGATCTTTGATTAACTAATTCTGATCCGTCTCCTACAGGAAAATCTACAGACTGAACTCTAACACCCCCAGTAGTTTGAGAACTTACAATTTCGTGAGTAGTTTTATTGTCGTCATCTATGTACAAGCAAATGTTTTTGCCGTTTTGATTGTAAGCAGTTTGTAATTTCTGTATATTCGTTTGTAAACTTGCAACAGGATCTGCCGCATCATCATCTGGGAGAATTAAACCCGATATTGTCCAAGTTTCTTCCCTTCCCAGCTTGTTATTCTGGTCGTCTTCTATATTTTTCTCACGAATTGATAAAGAAACCTCACCTTCTTTATGCTTGTATTCTCCATATTTTAAATACACTTAATACTCCTTTGGCTCAGGAAGTATCCTTACAGAGCATTCCTGCAAAAGTTCTAAATCATAGAACATAGGATCTCGCTCCATCTTCAGCCACAATAAATTTTCTGTCTTTAACGGAGTTCTTTGTGCCTCTAAATGCTGGCCTCCGTGTTCGATAGAATGGCACAATGGGCAAAGCAATACAACACATCTTCGGTCTTTAAGCCTTGGCTGGTTGACTATGTGCGCCCTGTGCAAAAACCAAGGAGCAAACCAGAAAGATGGACGATTTGAATGACCGCAAGCCCAGCAATCATTAGAAAAGTGAAATTTCATCTCATCATACTGATTTTGATAAAATGATCGATTTTGAACGTGTTCCTTTATTTTTTTACCCATCGAAATTCTCCTTAATTTTCGATGCAAACTTAAAGAAAGGCTGGGGCTTGAAGGTATCGTGGGAATTAAACATCCAAGCCCCAACCAGTTGGGCAGTGTGCATTGCCCAAAGCTTCTCAACTTGGTGAGTGCGCACGTCTCCTATCCCTAGTAAACAGGAGACGTGGCAAATGACTTCTCAACTCGGAGCCGGTTGCACTGTAGATTCCTTGAGACACAGCAAAAAAGCTGAACCCGATGCCGCCCGTTCTACTTGTCTAGGCTTGGCTGTGGCATCTTCCCCGTGGTAGCCCTCGTTACGCAGCCCACTGGACCCTATTGGGCGCTCTCGCTGCACGCAACAATATACAAACCAAAACTATCGAGGCAACCAGTATTAAAAAAATATTAAAAAATAATACTTAGATGCTTGTTACAAAAATTTAATACACTAAATTAACTTTATCTGCATTACGGGGTGGCTCTCGGCAGATTTGCAAGCTGGTTCTTCGCGAGCCAGCTTTTTTATTTGCTATTAGTTGTTAATCTTAGTGTTGATGTTGTCAATATCGGCAATTATTTCTTGGATCGCATCTTCCCACTTATCGGCTACCGCGTCTGCCACTTTTTCGCCAATGTTTTTTGACAACTCTTGAAACTGACCTTCGAGTTTAACGATTTGCTCACCGCTAGTATCAATGCTTAATTCAAGCTTTCCTATTTCCTTTAGTCTCTCCAGCGCCCTTTCCATGCTTGAGCCGGGATCAACAAACGATGAATCAAAATATCCAGCTTGACCAGCTAGTTCAATCGTTCTTCTCTGTACAGCAGTTCTTCCTTCTTCAGAAACCATAAGCGGCCTAGCCAGCGCTAACTGTTCTTCCGTTGCAGTGCCAGCCATAACACGCTGCCCTGCTCTTAGTGCCTGTTGCCTCTCTGCGGGGTCCAAAGACAAAAACCTTTGAGCGCCTCCCATCTCAGCCATGTGTTGCCTGTTTAGCTCACTAAGCCTTTGAGTCTGTGTGCTGTACGCCTCGCGTTCCAATTCAACGACGCGAGATAAATTATTGAGCTGGTCAGTAATTTTTTTCTGCTCGGTTCTTGCCAATTCTGTTGCTAGTTGTCCGGCAAGTGAAAGCTGTTCATTAGCGAGCTTAATCTGTTCGGGGAATGACATTGACGTGGTGTCAATTTGTTGACCTATATCAAAAGCACTTTGAAGGTCAGCAACTCTTCGGCCTGCGAGCGCTGCCCTTTGAGATGTGGTTAGTCCGGCAGCTTCTGACATTCGACCAAAACGTGCTGCCCTGTTTTGAAACGCTGCATATCGCTGACGCTGATCTCTTTCAGCAGCAACGCGACTACGGGCTTGCTCGATGATCGGAGGTGGCGAAACCCTATTAGACATACCGGCAGCAGTCGGCCCCATGCCCGGAGCAAATCCTATAGGAGTAAAGCCCCCGTATGGCAGTCGGGCAGTCGGATCGAGACTTGGATCGTCTAGGGGCCTGTCGAGGATAAAATCACTAGTTCGACTTGCCGCAAAGCCTATTCCAAAAGCCGCAGCACCCGCAGCACCAAGCGTTCCCAAACCAACCCTTGCTATAGGCGCATATGCTCTGGCTCCTATATTTTTTAACCCCCTTACAAACGCCCCACCTCTTGCAGTAGCAGCACCTCCAGCATAACCTCCAGCAACATCTCCAACAATATCTACAGTCTCCCCTGCAACGCTTGTACCAACTCCGCCACCAACTCCGCCACCAACTCCGCGAACTACTCCTCCAACAACGCCCACTTCTCGTATTCGATTCATAATGTTAAGCATATTGCTGTATGCCTCATTAACGCCCAGTATCCCTTGAATAAGCCCTTCAAATTGAGCTATTCTTTTAATCATTGCTTGAGCGTCTTTTTCATTTGCCGCAGTCATAAGTGCGTACATTCGCAACAACTGAGTGCCAGACCTTACTAGCCCGGTGACAGATCGTGTTATGCTCCTCATAGCCCTTTCTTGCCTAATCGAAGCAGAAATCTGTTTTTTTAGTGCTTTTTCTTGGTCTAGTACGCTTTTTGTTCTTTCCTTATTAGCATTCGTAGAAACTCTAACGGAGGACACCTCTTTTCTTAACGCTTCTGCTCTCGCGTCTTCTTGTTTTTTGATATTAACATACGCATCAACAATAACCCCAGCAGCTTCTCTGCTGGTTCTCATCAACTCTTGGTTTTGTTTAGCAATTAACTTTAGGGAATCCTCAATTCCCTTCATTTGCTTTTGCACGTCAGGAGCGTTTTGTACTTCTACTTCTACAATTAACTTTTTCGTACTCATGGCGAGACAGCCGACCTTTGCAAGAGCATCATAAACATTTTCATTTGAGAGCTTTGGCTCTCCGTAGAAACTATTCTTTCACAAAGAGATAATAGATGGCTAGTGCGGTATTGCACCCCATGAAGGCCAAAATGAGCGCCCATTGTAGCCTTGCCTCTCCAATAATCTTTTAGAACGGTCTGGCTTCTAAGGCTTAGGTTGTGCTTCCACGCCTGAGAAGGAGACTCTTTAGGACATTCCCGGCAGTTGGGCTTGCTGCCGTTTCTCAAGATTGGCAATCCCCCTCTAGTGGACCGTTTGTTTTGGTGCGGACCCTCTTCTATGTAAACGTATTTCTGACAATCAATACATGATCTGTTAGCCAAGCCGGGGTTATCTAACAAAAGCTGTAACCCCTTTATTAGTTTCCCTCCCTGACCTCCATTAGCTTGTCGCCATAATTTGCGCCTAACGCAGACTCCAATGCAGCCTCTTCTTCTTCTGGCTCTCTGTCTCTAGGGTCGGACTCGTCCTCGCCGCCAAAACAAACTATATCGCAAAACTTGTTAAAAACTTCTGGGTGCATCCTGAGCAAGTTTCCAGCAGTGATTTCTTCCTCAAAACACCATTCGGAAATCAGTTCTGCGCAAAGCCTAGCAGACAACCTTTCTTTTTTTGCAACATCATCAGTCTTTCCTATGTCGCCAATCAAGCCAGCCCTCTGCTCAACCATAGCGGGAGTGTAACTAAAAGTTATTTCAGGAAATCTTTTAGTTGGTTTTATAAGAGCCTTTTCTATTACACCTCTTGAAATAAATACACTGCTCATGCTTTCCTCTTTAATTAAAAATTAAAAACTTGTCATATGATTAGAATAGCCTCTGGGCAGAAGGCCACTTGTTCAGCTAAAATGTTTGTGTATTATTCCCGCAGTTAGGTTTGATTGTAAGGCCAGAAAAGAGAAAAAATGATAACAAGAAAAACAGCTATGCTGCTAAGGGTTATAAGCAACCACTCAACAAAAAAAGCTCCGATAGAGTCATCGGAGCTTATGTTTATGTTGTCAGATAAATATCCACAAATAAGACAGCCAAACGCATATCAAATCTTAAAGCGGGCAATCAATTCTGGCTACGTCTCCAAATCACCAAATCCAGATGGACCGGGATCGGTTTATGGAATGACCACTAGAGGCAGAGAAGCTTTTAATGATTTTATGAAAGACTTTAAATAGACTATTCTTCTTTGTTGAGAATTTCAATTTCCCTAGTAACGGTAGAGCCATTAGTAGTGGAGTAAGCGTTGCCTTGCAAACTCAGAAAGTATTCTCCGTTTTTGCCAGATACGGTTGGGGATACAGCAGCAAACTCAACCTGACCAAAGGTAAACTTCAAGGTTCTTAAATCTGTCCCGCTCGAATAAATAGGGTTTCCAGAAGTCATAGTTTGCTGAAGCTGAATAAAAGCTCCGTCGTTTGCCGAAAGAGCTGTCTTGTACATATCTGCTTCATCGGCAGTGTAAGGCATTGAAACGCTTACGCTAACTTGACGACCGCCAGATGGAATTGCTGTTCTAGTCAAGGAGTTCATAAACCGTCCGCCATCAAGCATGTTGTCAATGCTAACACTAAAGCTAGATATTTCAGAAGCTGAGGAGTCGGCAGGAAACGAAATAGTCGTATCCGACATAATGAAAGGAGCGTCTCTTTTGGCAATGGGAATAGAAGCTGGGTAAGCTGTTGCGCTAGTAGTTTCTTTTTTGCCAAGAATATCTAAAGTCAAAGACATCGCCTGACCGGAAGAAGCAGAAAATGTAGCAGAAGCAATTTGGCATCCAGCGTATGAGAACCTTTTAGTTCCCCTGTCGATAATAATACCAAACTCTTGCATAGTTTCGGCAACCTTAAAAACGTCGGAGTCTTCATCAGCACCAAGTATCAAAGGAAGAATTAAATCCAATTCTTCGTGGGTGGGGTGCATTGTTATTGAGCCACCAACAGCTTCTTGAGAGATACGGCATCGTTCTTCACCCATAGATCGAGTGCCTCGAATCCCATCCGAATGAATTCGAGATTGATTTAAGACTATGCTCTCGCTCAAATACTCCAACTCAAAAGAATCTGCATTAAAGTCAGTAAGTACATGTCCTAAAGCTGCGTCAGCAGCAGCCGTTTTATCAAAAGCCATCTTTGACTGATGGCCCATTTGCGGAGTACCCATGTTTTATATTCCTCTAATTTCTCTGCTGTGGCATTTAATTATGAGAGAAGAATGGTAAAGGTTTCTCTCCCAAAAAGCATTCGGACTTGTAATCGGACCCGGCTGAACGCTGACGGTATAAACTTCCGCAACATCAGACAAGTTCTGATTTCGCAATGCTCTGTTAATTGTCTGCCTCCAAAGCAGATACTTGTTTTGATTTGTCGATAGGTCTTGGTTGTCGGCGGCTAATATAGTAACGACAACAGGGTAAATAACATCATCCTTTTGATTGGTCCCCTTAGTGTTTGGCATTGTTTCAACGCCAAACGTAGAAATAACAATCATTGGGTAGCTATAAGTCCCATCATCAGTTCCTCGGTCACTATCTAACTTTCGGATAATTACATCTGAATTGTCAATCGAAGTAAGGCTTAAAGACCGTATTTTTGCCTGAACTGCTTGAGCGCAGGCAAAGTGAACAGAGGTTCCGCTTGACGTAGAATGTACATAGAAAACTGGGGATTCTACTGCACCAGTAGAAGCGTTTTCAAAGTATATAAAAAAATATCCCACCCCAAGGTCTAAATCAAAAGCCCCGTTGCCTGTGATATTACTCCCATAAGAGGTCCAAGTGCTTCCCAAAGACCCTGTAAATGCCATGTACTTGGGTGTTGCATTAGCCGAAAATGAAGTTGTGGTCACTGTGAATCCAGTTCCATCAACATCATCCGCTATAGAAAAAGTAGACATTTCTTAATCGCCGGGTAAAAGGTCAAAAACGTAGTCGCCAATGTGTTCAACGCAAGCATCCTGAGCGCTTTCAGGAATATACATAAACTCCCTAGCCGGTATTTTTTCAGTGCCATCGTTGTTCCACTCAGCATAGTCTAGATCCGTTCCCACGCTAATACTTCTTTCGGTTGACTCGTCTACTCCGGAAGTGAGTTCGTCGTAAAGCGAACCGCTTAAAATCAAAAGAGGATGCTCTCCGTAAAGTTTTATTGTCACCGGACTATGAGGAGGCCAGCTTTCTCCCTCGGAAGATGTCTGATTAGAGAAAATCTCTACAAAGCCAAGGCGCAACTCTTCAGAGCAAGCAGCCAAGGGTATTTCATAGCTACCCCGAATAAGATCATCTCCAAACTCATTAACAAGATTAACAGCCTCTTCCAAGCTAACTTTCATAAATCAACCTAACCTGAGTCCCGACACACACTGCCCGCATCATTTATAATTTGATTGACCTCAAGCCTTGCTAGCCCCTCTTTAACCCTTTTGCTCTCAAGAGCAGAAGCTATAGAAATTTCTATTTGCTCCTTCAGCTCTTTACTATTCATCCCAAAGCTCCCCAAAAGCCCTGTGACGCTCTATTATTTCAGGCGTATCATTTGATGGCTGTCCACTTTTAACGCCTCTAGCGGCCTCTGGAGGCCATTTTAGGTCAAATTCTGCCGATTTTGACTTAAATACAGGTTTTCGCAGGTTTTCGCGATCTGAAAGCGACTTTTTTTCGCTTTTCTTTTTATGGCCTTTTGGCAGCAAGTCATTGTCCTGTTTGTATGCGGCGTTCTTTGGGCTTCCAGTTCTTAGCAGGTGCAAGAACGCCCTGACTCTAGCCATAGCCCATCCGTCACGAGACATGTTCGGAGCGTGGCTCGTGCTAAAGGCTCCAGCACCTCTCCTGTAGACAGCCTTTAACTGGCGAAGATTGGCCTTAGAACCTTTGCCTTTGGCGTTGTGTTCCTTGACTAGCTTCGAAAGTTTTTTGGTGGTAGCTTCGCTAAAGGTAATTTTGCCGCTTACGTTTTTAGCACTGCCTTTTTTGTTTTTCTTAGAACCTTTTATTTGGTCCTTTTTGGGTGCAGGGGTTCGTCTTGGGTCAGCAGCCTTAAATACTGAGTTCCAAAGTTTTTCGTGGTGAGGAAGAGATTTCTTCTCGTCGCGCGCCTTCATCTGTTTTGTGATTTTCCGCGATCTGGAAAAACCAGCATCACCACCCCACAAAAGCCAAGCGATATATCCAGCACTGTCCTTACCCCAGCCCTTGCCTTGCTTGTCTACTTCATGCCTGCTGAAGTAAGAGAATACACGCTTCCAAGTGTCAGGGCTAAGTTTCTTGCGATTGACAATTTGTGTTGCACGAGTTGCCCCAATTCTAGTCCCTCCCCGTTTGTGTTTTTTGCGTAGCTCAAGTCCACGCTTGGCAGCACTAATCATTCCGGGGGTGACGCTAAAATCAATGCCGTCGTACTTTGATTTGCAAATTGAACCTTCCCAGCCAGACTTTTGCACGCTCTGCCAGTAAATTGCTTCAGACTCTGCAACGACATCCATAAAGTGCTTTGTAAAATGCGATTTCAAAATAATTTCGGCATCGTTAATTTTCTTGTCAACTTCGCCGCTCCAAAGTTCCTCGTAATCGCGATTTCCAACAACGTAAGTAGCAGACCCGCCCCTGTCATACATAGCACCTTTAAGTTCGGGGAAAACGGCGCCCAGCTTTTTTACCAATCGTTTGTATAAGGTTTTTCGAGAAGGCTCGGCTGCCGTAAAAGTGTAAACGTCAGCAGGCGCTTCTTGGTGCTTTGAAGCAATTGCACCTATTACTTTTGAAAATACTTCATGCGCACTTCCGGTCCCCTTAATTCCGTAGTCGCCTGCCTGATCAAACATAATAGTGCGATGTGTTCTGCCTTGCTGCGCCGACCGGTCGTATGTAGTAATCGTGTACGGCGTACCGGCTTCGGTTTCAAAACGCAAAACAAAATCGCCGTCTTTGTCCTTACCCCATTTGTTTAAGCCTAGCTCGCCGACGTTTTTAGTGTTTACAAACCCGTCACCATCCGGGTTTTCTATGTAAGTGCTTTCAAAACGATCAACAAAAAACTCTTGGACTTGATATTGATCGTAGCGCACCTCATCGCGGTACATTTCACTCCAGTCTTCCCACCACTCTTTTCTGGCTTGATAGTTTGCTTCTTCTACTTCCTGATGGGCGGAGTCCAAATAGCCTTGCTCTAAATCGTAAAATGCGTCTTCGTCATTTTCCATCATTTCATTTATGTCTATGCCGTCGTCAATCATTGCCTGCGTAGCTCTTTCATAAACCTCATCGTCGGCAATTTTCCACTCGTCTTCATGCTCGTCGGCGATGTACTCAAGTTCTTCCAGCGAGTAATCAATATACTCATCGTACTCCTGCTGTTCGCTACTGCTTAAATCGTCATAGTTATACATTACTTCTTCAGGGTCATAGACATCTTCGTCAGTAACGGGAAAGTTTTTAGCGTTTTCCAAAACTTCTTCGCGGAACAACTCCTTGCTGCTTTTCTTTTTCTTTTTGCCATCTTGATCCGCTGCGCAATCGTTGCCGGGTTGGAACCCGCCACCGCCGGGAGCATTAGCACCACAATCGCTCTTAGGGCCGTCGTCCGATTTAAAAACGGACAACCAAAGCGACTCATGGCAAGGCAAGGATTTTTTTCGGCGTTTTGCAATATCTATTATCCGCCTGTACGCTGCTCGATAATCAGAAGTGTGTTTCTTTTTTGGGTCTAAAATATGATCGTAGTAGCCACTTGCCGCTCGATCTAAAACTTTTGAGTCAAGCGTCCGCTCGTCGTCATCCATAACTGCGTACCGAAATCGCTTGTGCCACGGTTCATGTACAGCAATAATTTCGCTTGGCTTTATGTCGCCGATAAATGTTGCTTGCGAAGCAGACCTCGCCTCTTTTACGTCTTTATTGCCAGAAATTGTTCCGCCAATTCTTGGATCGTCAAAAGGCAGCGAAAACTCTACGTATACCTTTTCTCCAATGTTGTCCGGCACATTGGTTACAGTAGCCCATATTTGATTTGGCTCTCCAAATCTTTCGCCTCTTGCCGACCCCATTTTTATGCCGCTTTGCCGGATTGACTTTGCGCGTTTGTTAGCGTCGTCAAATGCGTCACCCGTATTTTCTGAGTCTTCGCTTCGCAGGCTTGAATAATGAAAAAACCGAACATGATTGTCGGGAATTTCAACGCTGCCAGCTTTTGCCGGAACGTCGTCATCTATAGCGTAATCGCCCGTTTTGTTTGCAACGCCTTTGTCTGCAACAGATATGCTTTGGCCGCCAGCGGCGCAATCATTCCCCGGCTGAAATCCACCACCGCCGGGAGCGTTGGCTCCGCAATCGCTTTTGGGGCCGTCGTCGCTCTTGAACACTGACAGCCAGAGAGTTTCGTGACGGGGTAGAGACTTATTGCTGCTGTCATAGTCCCGCATGGCATTTATAACTTGAGAAGCATTACGGGGACTATCGACTGTGCCGCCGTGTACACTTCTAGCTGTGCCGTCATCCACATCAAAATATATTTGCTCTGGTTGATAGTCATCGATGTACTGCTGAATTTTGTCCCTTTGTGCAGGCGTTATAGAGTTTCCTTCAACGCTGTTAATAAGTCCTGCAGCTCCGTCAATCCTTAACGCTCCAGCACGACGAACCGTAGCCATCATTCGAGAACCACGGTACTCCATTTCTTGTTCACTAAATCCCCACCGCTTAGAAGCCGCTTCGCTCGGTATAATGCTCCGGTGGTCATCCGCTCTTGATCCAGAGCCATGTGACATATCCAGAAGCGTCCCATCAGCGAGCAGAAAGCCGCTTTCAATAAACGAGTAACCTTCGGGGTATTGGTTTCTCATAAATTCATCAAAATCCGGGGCTTCCTCTGGTTCGTAATTGCCGCCGTCGTATTTTGTAAGTTCACCGGGCTTCAAAGGATCGCCGTCTATCGAAAAGCCCAGTTTTTCCTGCCTGCCCAAAGCTTCGTGTAAAGGGTTCCCGTATTCTGTTTCTAATTCTTCTACACTGTATCCAGCTATAACAGCGTTACCGCCTGCGTTTTCAACTAGAGACAGATATTCTTCAGCAGTTAAAGAGTCCTTTAGCTTGTTAAAAAGTTCTTCGTCATCAGGCAGTCCAGCAATGTCCGAAAAAGACTCGGCTTCTTCGCCATAATCTTCATTGTAGGAGTTTAAAAACTTTTTTAGTTCGGTGCTTTCAGGCTGCGACTCTGCTGAACCGCCACCATCCTTATCCGCAGCGCAGTCATTCCCCGGCTGGAATCCCCCGCCGCCGGGAGCGTTAGCGCCGCAGTCGGATTCGGATTTAAAAATAGACATAGATTTGTTTTTAGACTTTTCCATATCTACAAGTTCAGCGTCAAAAACAATGCCTCTTTTCCCTTCCTCTAAGCTGCTGTAGTCATTCATAGCAATAATTTTTATTCCGTAATTTCCTCCAAGCAGCACCTCCTGCTCCCTGTCCCCCCAATAAGGATTCCGCAATCCTATTGCAATAGCCGGTGTTCCTTTAGGGATAGTAAGCCTTATTACGCCGCCAAAACCAATTTTGTCGTCTTTGGACCAATCTTTGCTGTCAAACCTATCGGCGGTTTCAAATCTCGTTGTTGTGCTTAAAAACGCTGGATCGTGAATAGTCTTTCCTATTAAATCTTTATTTGATTTAGCATTAACTTTCTTCCACTCCATCCCGTGATAAACCCTTACGTCTTTATCAAATGAGTGTGACTCTAGGGCTTTGTCTATTTCGTTTATGCTGGTTTTTAAATAATTAACCCACTCCTTGTTTTCCTCACCTTGACCGCCATCTTGAACTTGATCAGCATCTCCTCGCATAATCTTTCCCATGTGTCCGCTGTAGGCACCAGCATAATCAGCCAGCGCATCATTCTGTCTCTTTGTGACGTTTTGCTTTTGAGCTTTTACTGTTGCGTAATTTGCCTGATCCTCGGACTGTCGGTCAGTCCGTTGCTTAAGAAACCTTTCTCGATGTTTGTTTTCATAGTCAATTGCTTCCTCCCGATACCAATCGTTATTTTGTGCGTATGCCAATGCCTCTTGATATGCGGCTTCCTCTAAATCGGAAGGCAGTCCGGGCTTGTCTGGATACCCGTTCTTTTCAAAGTCTTTTTTTATTGCCTCTCGAACTTGGCGGTCATCTACCGTACCATTTTTAGTAAAAGCTGCTTCTTGAATAGCAATTTTTAAGTGGCGGTTTTTAATTTTAGTTTCAAACAGGTCAAGATTTTTTTCATCAATATCTTTGTCGTTGTTTTTTTTGCCAGCACCAGACTCCTTACTATTTTTATCCGCTGCGCAATCATTACCCGGCTTAAACCCCCCAGAACCCGGCCCCGGACCACCAGTCGCGCCGCAATCAGATTTGGGCTTGTCGGCGGATTTGTGGATGCTAGGGTCGTCGGTCGGGTTCTCGTTGTCTATGTCTTTTACGTTTCCATCAGGGTTAAAAACCGCAAAGTGCGTAGCTGGCCTGTTATACAACCCAACCGCATCGTCGAGGTTATCGAACCTCACGCCATCCCTGCCCTCCGCCTTGGCTTCTTTTAGTTTTGACGTGAGCCAAGAATCTATATTCTCGTCGTTAGACCAGTCTTGCGGGGTTTTCCCTTCCGCATCGACAACCATAAAGTCCCCGCGCAAATAAACCTTCATGGTCTTAGCGCTGTCTTTCCGTCGCTGCCTTTTTTGGTCGTAAGCGTCTAAAGACTCAGCCTCTCTTATAAACTTGTCGTATGACTCCCAATCCTGCCGTTTTTCAGCAAGATTAGCTTTGTCTAAAGCGTCTTTTACTGGCCCATATTCAGCAGCATGAATGGCGTAGGCGTTTGCTGTTTTTTCGTCATCAGTAAAAAAAGTTGCCATTGACGCACTTTCAGCGTCAGTTAAAGACCCCCTTTTTAATTCGCTAAAATCGTCGAACGCCTGCGATGTCCCATGATACAGCACCAGCGGGTCGCCGTTTTCGTCAACTACTTTTGAATCGCCGAACCACTCGTCGAACGCTTTAGTTCTTTTCCCCGAAGCAGGCTCATCACCGCCACCGTCTTTATCCGCAGCGCAATCATTACCCGGTTGAAACCCACCTCCGCCGGGAGCGTTGGCTCCGCAGTTGTCTTTGGATTTGTAGATGCTGGGGTCGTCGGTTGGGTTCTCGTTGCCAACAGCCATTTTAATTTGAGATGGATTAAATACGGCAATCTCCCAAGCGTCTTGTATTTTATTGGATTTGCCACGGGTTCTAAAGATTGAATCAGCATTATGTGGAGCTGAACTGATCGGGTCTTCTTTCTGTATTGGGCTAGTCGCCCTTAGATAAAATGGTATTGGAGTTCCGTACTTTTTCGCCACATTTATATCTGGAGAAAAATACGCTCCGGCTTCCATTCCACCTTCTGTATCAAAGACATCAAACCCAATATCCCAAACAATTTTCCCGTCTTTTATCTCTTTAATTTTCGGGTCTTTTACGCCGTGGTAGACCACCAGCGGATCGCCGTTTTCATCGACTACTTTTGAATCGCCAAACCACTCGTCGAACGCTTTAGTTCTTTTACCTGAAGCAGGCTCATCACCATCTTTATCCGCTGCACACTGATTACCCGGCTGAAACCCCCCACCGCCGGGAGCGTTAGCGCCGCAGTTGTCTTTGGATTTTGAAACGCTCGTTGATTTTTTTTGTATTGCGTCGTCCGTCAAAGCCACGACCGATTTAATTGCCTCGTCGTCTACAAAAGCCACATCATATCCCAAGGCCCGCAAAGCATCTGGAAGCCGCTTGCCTTGAGCCACCTCAGAATCCATCTCCTTCCACCCAAAAGACATTTTGTGGCCTATTGGCTTAGGCGGCATGGCGTTTTGGTCATCTTGCATCAGTCGCTTGTGCTTCTTTGCCTGCCAAACCCCGCCCTTGTCTTTGAACACGGCGTAAGACCTGTTGTAAACTTTATTAGCTAATTCAGAAGCAGTCTCCTGCACTTGCGAGTCTTCAGACCAAACCGTGTTTTTTATTTCGCCTTTAATTTTTTCGAAATCATCAAATGACATCGACTCAGGCAGGTCAAAGCCTTCAAGGTGCATGTCCATGCCATACACCTTAGCCTCTGGACTGACGCTCCATTCTGAAACCTTGTAGTCGCCGGAACTTCTTGTCGCGTACAAGGCATCTCCAATTTCAGATACGCCTCCTGCCAAAGCCGCTTTTTTTGCAAGCGAAGAAGTTGAACCTAAATAAAACGGAAGCCTTGGCTTTCCTTCTATGTCTTGCTGGCTAGCGTGGTACAAAGTTTGTTTTGAAAAATCAGCCCTGCTGCCTTTAAAATATTCGTGAGGTTTTCTGTTGGGGTCGTAGCCATGCGACTCTTTTTGGGCAATCTTTATAAGGGCTTCGGCTGTTTCTTTTTTGAGCAAGCCATCATCTGCGTCAGCTTGCAATCTAGATATCCTTTCATCGGCGTATGTGTCCTTGTATTCGTTTTTCAAATCCTGATTACCATCTTTATCCGCAGCACAATCATTACCCGGCTGGAACCCTCCACCGCCGGGAGCGTTGGCTCCGCAGTTGTCGTCGGCTTTGAAAACTGAGGTCCAAAGTTTCTCGTGAGTAGGAAGCATTACTTGCCCTTCGTGCAAAAAAGACGATGTCTTTGTCCCAGCAATTCTTCAACTGCGTATTTAACTAGCCATGTAGTTGATTCGTCGTCTACGATCTTGTCGCCTGACTTTGGAGTGGTCGTTACAGACTCATCCCAGATGTGCCAAACGATATCAGCACCCGAAAGAAATCCCTGAATGGATGCCATTTCTTTTGCTGTGATTGGTCGCTTTTCAGCGTTCGTAACCGACTGACCAGAAGCAAACGTGCCGCCGCTCCGTGGATGGAACGTCACAGTTTTCATATCCGGCATAGCATCGGAAAAGGCAGCTATTTCTTCTGGGGTAATCATTAGAAGCTTGGCCTTTTGTAGCGGTTAATAATTCTTGTGGCTGAGTCCAGCCTAGCCATTGCTTCAGAGCTGTTGGCATACTGGACGTTAAAGTAGTCCAGAGAAAACCCGCTAATCGGCATACCGCCAGCAGCACTTTTTCTAGTCATGGCAACGATGTTGCAAATAGCCATTTTGATATCTACAGGAACTGTGGAATATCCGGCATTGTAGATTACTTTGATGTTGCCTCGTCGGTTCATTTCTAAATGAGAAACTTCTGTCCGTCCAGCAATTCGTTTGTTCGGCCACCTAGCTCCAATTCGATGTACAATACCACTAAAGCTTGTAGATCCGTCTAAAGCGTCAAGTGCGTAATCTTCGCCCTTCGTCAATAAAGTTGAGGATGGGAAGGGGTCGGCTGAGGCTCCGTATCTCCCATCCGCATCCTCGTGAATCGATGTGATTGAGTTGACAGGGTACTGCCTGAGAACGAGGTCGAACTCCCCGTTGCCGTCAAAGTAGTGAGTGTAAGTTGCAGCTACAAAACTTCGGCCAGTTTCTCTCTCAAAAATTTCTTCAGCTTGCAGCCCCATTTGGGTTAGCTTCGTGTCTTCGCCAGAACCCGAAATTCCAAGTTGCGTTTTGATGTATGACAATGCAGCGTAGGTAAGGGAACCTGAGCTGACTGCCGACATTGCTGTAGTGGAAGGAGAATAGCCCATTTTAGCTCACTGTTAATGTTGTTGGGTTGCTTACCGAATAGCTTGCGTGCTGGACCCACTGGTAGTATGTTCCGGCTGACAGGTTAAAGCTTACTTGGCCCGAAACATTTGTCGTGCCAGTAGCAACAAGCCCGTCAGTGTTACTGCTGTTTCCGGTGGTAATATCGACGTTTGCTCCGTCTATTGGAGACGACCCGTCTGTAATTGTAATTGTTCCGGCAATGTTTCCGCTTCCTCCGCCCGCCTGAGACAGAAGCAACCCCGCTGTTCCTGAAGTTGAATGCCCGCTGAGAACCTCGTCCCAAACACCGTCTGCGATTGCAGATACAGTTAAACCTCCTCCTCCGACCGTAGAAACCTGAGCGTCTAAGAATTTTCCAAACGTGCCTGATGAGGTGTAAGATGATGAGGCTGCGCCCCACACTCCGGCAACAATTTCAGTCACAGCATCGGCGGCAAGCTCTGAAGCTCCAATTGCATCAGCGGCAATTTTTGCAGCCGTAATGACATCGTTGTCTAAGGATTTGGTTGTAGCGTCTACTTGGTTGGACGTAGTAAACGTAAGCTGGTCGGTCTTTACTTTCACAGCATCCACAACGGTATCTATAGTGTCGATTAGTGCTTTTAAAGCACCTAAACCATCTGTGCTGTTACTTAAGTCTGTTTGAATGCCGTCGCAAACAGCATCTGTAGTTGCTAAAGCACTAGCCGTTGCCAGACTTGATAGAGAACCGGAGTTTGGCAAGTTGTCGGTCACTGCTTTGATTGCATCGCAAATCCCATCAGTGGTTTCGATCAGTGCTTTCAACGCACCCAGCCCATCGGTCCCGTTTGACAGATCGGTCTGAATGCCATCACATACCGTGTCTACGGTGTCGATAAGTGCCTTCAAAGCACCAAGACCATCCGTGCCGTTTGAAAGGTCTGTCTGGATTCCGTCGCATACTGCGTCTGTTGTAGCCAAAGCACCCTGAGTTGCAGGTGCGTTTGAATGAGAATAACCCGTGCCGTCATACGTGGCTTCGAGATTGTCGGCTGCTGTAGCGTCACCGCTAATTTTGGCAACATCTACGGTAAGTTTTGCAGTGCCGCCAACATAACCAGTTCCGTCGTACATCGCTTCTAAATTGTCTGCTGCCGTCGTGTCACCGCTGACGCTAACAATATCGACTCCAAGCTTCGCCGTTCCACCCGCATATCCAGTGCCGTCATACATTAGCTCTAAATTGTCTGCCGCTGTCGAATCGCCGCTGACCTTGATTATGTCTGCGCTGGCGTTGCCACTTGAAACCGTTAGAGTTTCGCCAGCCGTAATTTTTGGCCGGTACAATTCTATGGTGCGGGTGACGGGAGCCATTCCGGTCTTTGTGATATGGAAAACCATTTCTTCGCTGTCATTACCAGCGGCAATCGTCATATCCTCGTCCAGCAAAAGTTCGTACACTCCCGGCATGTTGCCGGAGCTAACTTCATTAATAGTGGGGCTGCTCATTTGTGCCGCCGCTGCCCCATTGCGGCTTCGATAAACATCAAACCCGGACAAGCTGGTTTCGCGCGTTGTGAAATCCGTGGAATCCACAGCCACGAAATAGATATATTGATCGGTAGTTCCTGAAGGAATACGCATTAAACTGATCCTGTTTCTATACCGTGTAGTCCCTGCCTGCCTGTAGTTCCACCGCCTGCGGACTGAAATGGAGCGCCAAACAGCGCTTCATATGTCGTCGATGACCCCGGAAATGGACTATACTGATTTGTTCGTAAAGCCGCCAGTTCGCTTGAAATCGTGTAATTTGACGATCCAGCGTTAGGCATTCCGCTTGCTGACAAGTTGTAATCGGCGGCTGCTATTGGCAGAGTCATGTCAACTCTGTTTGAACCCATTGTGTAACGGTTTACGGTGTTGTTGTAGAAAGCATTAGGAGATTTAAGAACTACTTCTGAATTATTCTCCGCATCTATCGCTCTTGCACAGGATTCAAAGTAATTGAAAGCACACCAAGACTGATCATCGACTCGATAGCCATATCCGTCCCCAACCGAATGAACTGCATTGTTATAAATAAAGCTGTTGTTGATGCAGAGGTTTGAGGCCGAGTTGCCTCTTGCCAGATGATCCCTTGAACCCGTCCAGTAAATCACGTTGCCAACCATATTGGCACACGTAATAGGCGTACCTGTCGCCTCACCACTGCCGGTTACAACGCAGTGATACATACCTGAATTGCCACCAGATTTGAAAACTTCAGACGGAGCATTTTTGAATTCGCAAAACCATGCCTGCATAGCGTTGTCGGATTCTGGGTTACAACCATCAAACACACACCGGAACATGATAATATTATTATCCAAGTCGAAAAATTGACCGCCTGCTGTGTTTGAAAAATGGCATCTGTTCCACGCTATAGCATCGTCATTCGGCTGGTTAAAGGCATTGTTAGAGCCTCCCGCATCTAGGTAGACTAAATCTTCAGTGTCTCCTGCCGCACTTGAATATGGTGCAATCACAACAGAGGTTGCCACTGACCTCCCCGACGGCAAGCTTCCCAAGCTGGTCATTTTATTGCTGCTGGAAGTGTTCTTTACGTTTATACGTATGACCGAACTGGTTGTTGGAATATTTGTAAAGGCTACGCTTAGTGTTTTGTACGGGTTTCCTATCGAACCATCACCACCACTTCCCGGCTCAGGACCGGGATCGGTTCCGCCCGTATGATCGATGTATAATTCTTGAACTGCCACGCTACTCTCTCCTTGAAAAAGCAAAGGGGCTGCAAGTTAGCAGCCCCACACTCGCCTGCTACTCGCTTGCTATTTCAGCAAGTTTTTCTTTGTGTTCTTGCAAAGCCCGCTTATAGCGTGACGGAACATCGAGTCCCATCATGTCACGAGCCATAAAAAACTGCTGGTTGTGGGGGTGGTCTGGAGGCAGGTTAGGATGCTCTCCGTCCGGGTCGCCCTTCAGGGTTACTGCGATCCTGCGACCATGCTCGTCAGTTTTTTCTTGCTTGGTGTAAACGCCGTACTCGGTGCTTGTAACCCAAGGGAAAACAGTAACTTCTGGAATGCTCCGGGTTTTTTCAAACGTCTCGATAACGCCGCCCGAAAGAACGCGATTTGCTTCTGCCTCAAAAGGAGCAGCAAGCTGAAATGCTTTTTTTGCCAGCAAATTAACGTCAAACGCTTTGTTGCTAAGTGCCAGAGACTTGTAAATCTCTAAAGCAGTACGCTCCAGCAAACTCATGTCATTTACTTCGCTGGCCGGAACAGCTTCGCTGGTTTTTACACTAGCGGCTTTTGGTGTCGCTGTTTTAGTTGTTGTCTTGTTTTTGGCTTCTGCCATTGTCGCTTACCTCAGATTAAAGAAAAAAAAAGGACTCCCAGAAAAGCTCTGGGAGTCCCGTATGGAAATAGGGAGTTCTCCCTAGTTGTCGTTCTACGCGATTGCAGAGTTAGGAACCGACTTGGCATATGCGTCGCCAGTCAAAATCCACCAACTTGCACACAATCGAGCAGCGCCAAGATTGTCACCTTCGTTTTGCTGCTGTACGTGTGTAAAACCACCGTTTACGTCTAGGCTGTCAGCCGGAATTTCAATAACAATCATAAATTGATCGTCTTGAACGTCTGTTCCAGCCAAGTCAAGGTCTGATACAGCCGTGTCTAGCTCAACTTCAGTAAACTGTCCAACCGTAGAAAGGTTGTCAGCAACCTTGTAGTAGTAGCGAGAAAACGTAAGTGCTTTTACGCCAGTACCAGAAGCGTCTTGAGCTTGGTTCATGTCAATGTGCATGGTTCCGCTTGAACCTGCTGCACAATACAGACAGAAATAAGCCCTGTCTACATTTGCCAAGTTGACGTAATCGCCAGCCTGATCGGCATCGAAATCAACAGGAGCAACATCAGGAATGATGTTAATTCCCTGTTCGAAGAGGGTTTTGTTAAACATATTCTTACTCCTATGCTCGTGCGGCCAAGTTAATGTAAGCAGACTGAGTGTTTGAACCCTTGTACTGCTGAACGGAAGAATCCTCCCATGGACGGCCATCTACTCTCATCACAAATCGCAGAGCAGTCTGATCAGTCAAGAATTCGACGTGAATCGAAGCTTCTTGAGTGATGCCACCCTTAGAAATAGTCAGGTACTGAGATAGGTCAGCGAGAATAATGTCATTAGCGTCACCAAGGGTGGCGTTAAATTCAGTTTCGGTTCGTTTAGCACCTTTGAGAGTCTGTGGAGACTGCTCTGCAATGCTGTTGTTGGTGCGGTAGAGCGGAACGCCACCGTTTCCAACGTCGAATCCAAGATCGTCGATCTCTGCACCACAATCTTGATGGTGGAACCACTGGTACTTGTTAGAACCCATGGCTCGTCGCGCCCACATTTTGTCAATGTTAGCAGATACGATTGTATCAGCAGCTTGACCAGATTCCTTGGCAACAGAAACCAATGATCCGCCGTTGGTGATTCCCAAAGGCTGACCAGCGCCAGTTCCGTTGAATACTGCATCGCCGAGCATGAAGTTAAATTCAGCAGCGGCACAGCGAGAAACGTAATCTTCCAAGGAAGAACCAGTGTCCTGAAGAATTTCGTCTGTCAGGTAAACCAAAACAGCACATTTCTTCAGTCGCAAAGAAACTTGAGCCAGAGTTGGGTTAGATTTGGTCAACGAGCCGCCTTCAGCAACCCAGTAACCACGAACGCCACCGTGACGGCTTCCGTTAGCTCGGCTTGTTTCAGCGTTGCGAGTAAACGTCAAAGAGTTGCCACCAACCGTGTAGTTGTCGGTCTGGGCAAAAATGTCGTTTTCGTAAACTCGCTCAAGAATGCTCTTGGAAAATTCAGGGTAAACCATGAATCCACCGTCAGCACCAACTTGCTCGCTCATACCCTGAACGGCTTTCATTACTGGCTGGTAAGGAGTCAACGCTTGTTTGCGCCATTCGCCCTGACCTTTTGCAGCATAGCCCGACTTCAGGAAATCGCCAAAAGATTTAAATTCCGATTTGCCACAACCCTGCCAACCTTCAGCAACATAGTTGCTGCGATGGCCAGCGTTATTGGCATTAATCGTTGCCACTTCTTCAGCTTCGCCCCAATATGACGCTGATGAGTCACTGTGAGACTTTACGATAGAGCCTTCAGCAGCAGTCTTTAGAGCGGCAGTCAGATCACCGACCTCGCTTTTCAGTTCTGCAATCTGTTGCTCAGGTGTCTTAATATCAGACATTACTTACTCCTGCTAAAAGGAACTTGTTCCTTAATTAGAGACTTGAGGTGAGAAACCGCTTCCCGTACCTCGGAAATATCTCCGTCCAATTTTTCAATCTTGGGAGATACTTGTTTTACATTACCAGCTTCAGTAACTAGGTCAGACCAGCTTTTTGCAATCGAGGCGATTGCTACAGCACTTTGGCCTTCCACAGACTTGCTGATTGCGTCGAGCTTGCCGCTCATGTTCAAGACGTTGAAACGCTGCAAGGGATTTTTGGAAAGAAAAGACTTCATCATCTCTTCTTCTTCCTCATCTCCATACATTCCACGACCCTTCATTTCTTCTGGACCAGTCGCTTCATCGTCGTAGGAAGGCATATCATCTTTGTACTCAGACTTATGTCCACCTTCGAGTGCGCCCATGAGATTCTTCATGGCCTCAAGCACTTCGTTGAGCAAGCTCTCTGTGTTTGGATTTTCTAAGCTCGACATTGCCTTTTTGACATTCTTCGAGCAAGCGTGTAACTGGGAGTGAGTAGCTTGCAAAATTAGCGAGCCGAGCTTCTCCCCGGTCATATTCTGGTTCATATTCTCCCAGCCTATCTTAAAAGATTTAGTTTGTTGTTCTGGGACAGCCGACATTAACGATTTACGAATCGAACCGTCCATCTGTGATCCAGCCAGTCGGCCAGAAGATAAAGCACAGCGAATTGCTTCGGGGTTGACTCCGATAGGACACCAAGACCACTCTTCTAATTCCCAAGAATTAAACAAACGTCCTTGGCTTTTAATGATCGGCTGCTCCAAAGGACAAAACCGAACAGACGTTGCCCGGATAATCCCTTCGGTGATTAGATCAAAAATCTGCTCTGACTGTTTAGACTTAGAAGAAAAATAGCTTGTGCCAATCCATCCGTCTTTCGACTTCACGATTGACAAGTTGCCTTTTCTGTCTTCGCACTTTGCAACAGGGATGGTGATGTCCTTGCCGTGGTCCCACAAAACAACTGGGTTAGATTTATACTTTTCAGTAGAACCCCCTTCAGGGTTCAGTGAATCGTTTGTTCTATCCCAAGCTGGCGTGGTGATTACAGCAGTGGCTGACATCTCGTTTACGTCAAAGCCAACAGACCCCACAGAGGTATACCCCTGCGAGCCATCCAGATTAAAAAAAGTGCCGAGTTTGTTACGCTGTCTTTCCATCGGGCTAAAATTACCAGTATCTCAAAGTGACGTGCAACCCCACTTTACAGCAGGCGAAACATTTCCATCAAGCAGGGGTTGTCTTTCATCACTGCCAACTCCCCCTTGGCCCCTCTTAAAACAAAATCTTCTTCCGTACTGTCATCGCTTAAATCCATTTGGCAGTTTACTGCGTGCTTTATCTCGTGCCAAAATGTTTCGATTTGATTTTGAACAGGTAAGTCAGAGCAAACGCATATCAAAAGCCGGTCATCGCAGCAAAAACCGTCATCTTCCTTCATTTCCGTTCTGGGCTTTAGAATTACCTCGTATTTGACGTGTAAAACCTGAACGTGTGAAGGCCAGTTAATCATTGAAAGCTTCGAGCCAAGTTGAGTGAACAAATTTTTCGGTCAACCTCGCCGTACTCTAAGTCCAAAACAATCGAGGTCATCGACTGAGCTGAACCATAGCCCTTGTCAGCGTGGTACTGATCGGGAGGTATCAAGGTGTTAAATGCCTCGAAATGAACCCCTCCAATCTCGTCCCTGACCTTATGATGAATATGGCCTGTCCAGCAATAGGTGTATTTCGCAGCACCATGCTCTTGGCGGCAGTCCCTAGTAATAGCCTCATGGAGCCGCTTAAAACCCTTCTCTCCGTGGTCTAAAGGCACAAAATTACTTCCAAAAGAATAGCTCAACATCTTTGTTTCATTGCGAACAACCTTGACTCTTTTGTTCTTCGCAAAGTAAGCCTCTAAAACATAATTTATCCAAAACGCCGCCGAAGAATCGTGATTGCCCCGCACGTTATAAACTTCAACTTGATTAAACTTTTCTAGGCTCTTTAAGACAACGTGCCGCATAAACTCGCCAGCGGCTCTGGCTACTTTAGGAAATCTTCCGTCATGGTCTAGCTGATTTCCGCTGGCAGGCGTTTGGAAGGAGGGGTCGTTACAGTGGAGCAAGTCCCCAAGGTTGATGATAGCGATTGTTTCTGACGCTGGGGATGTTTCAATTAAATATTCGGCTGCTGATTTCAAATCTCGCAGTCCGATATTTAAGTTGTGATTTTCTCGCCCCGTCTCTTGCCCCCAAGCAAACATTCCAAGATGTGCATCTCCGATAATTAAATTTGTTTTTAGCCGTGATGCTCTTTTGCCTTTGGGGAGCTTTATTTTTTTGTAAGGAGTGATGTCTTCACAAAGAGCCTCTACAAAAGCTCTCATGTTTGCTTCTATCTCTTCAGCGTTTTTCTTTGATTTAGTCCAAACTCTTTCGAGTTGACCATCGCCGGAATGCTGATGCGTCATCTTCTCGACAAAATAACCCTCTGGAGTTGGGTGTACCATGTCGTGATCGGGAGAGTATCCCCGGTCGCAGGCGTAAGCCTTGACCCTAGCCGCCGTAGTGTTTACGGTTTTGTGGTGAAGACCCAAAACTCTGGAGGCAGCGTGCCGACTTCCAGAATCTACAATAGCCTGCATGACTCTTCGCTGGCTGTCGGACCTGCAAAAACTCAAAAGACCTTCAGCTTCTGATTTATTCATTTAGATTTGGGGGTTAAGCCTCGTTGCTAAGACGTATGACCCACTCAAGAAAACACCGACACATATAGTGCGCCGGCGGACCATCAAACTCCCCCCAGTTTTCTTTGGTCTTTCCATGAAGCGGGCCACATATAGGACAAACTAAAGCGTCTTCTTGAGTCATCCAAGTTGGAATCATCTCAAAAAGGACATCCGGATCTGAGTCGATTGCTGGAATACCTTCGTAATCAACAGTAGCCGGACCCATCCTTTCTGGCCTTTCTTCTAGAATTGCAGACGCTACTGCTCTAGTGTTTATCAAAGCTGTGATAAAAATTGCCGCAAACATTTCCCCCGCTGTTATTGCAGCAGTTACTAAGCCTACGGCAATAATGGTTTTTTTGTTGTCAGCGAATATGTCCTCGAACATTGACTGAACAAAAACAGAAACGCCTTCCTTTTCCTGTTTGGCTTTTGGAACCTTTTCTGAGATGTTGGTCAGCACCATGTCGCTGAAGTTTGCAGAAAACTCCTCGGCTCGTTTTTTTGCATCACGAATAATTTTGCTATTGTTTTCAGGAGTCGTCAGACTAGAGAACGCAGGAACAAGCATTGCATTTAAAGCATCAGATTCGACTAGCGCAATAATCGGCTCAACTGCGGAAGCAAGCCGCTTTTTCATCGTCTCCCAAAACCCGCGAGACGGAAGCTCGCCGGAATTGTTGTAGATCGCTATAGAAGACTCTCGATATTCATCAAAAACAGGAGCAAGCGCTGCCGCTATATCTTCTTCCCGTTCTTTTCTCTTTGAATAGTCTGGCACTTTATATTTCCTTTTGCCACTCTTCGAGAATTTCCACAAAGGCTTCCCCGATATCCTGTCTTAATTTTCGTGCGGTGTCGATAGTTAAAAACTTATACTCTGTGCCGCCCTCTTTTGCCCTCATCTCTAACACAATCACTTTGACGGGCAGCCCGTCGTTTTTAGTGCTAGCAGGGTAGCAGAGGATGTTTTTATGTAGCTCTCCTACCACTCGATCTTCGCTCATCAGGGCGAACCTTTCCTCTGTCAATCTCTCCTGTCTCTCTATGCCGCCAGCCTTTGCCGCCTCTAGGCCCAACATAACCAATCCACAAACTCTTATCTTCGGCCTCTAAACTTTCTTTTTCCTTTGCAATTAAGTGTGACTGATTAAAAGTCATACCTTCTCTCATAGCATCAATCATCAAGCCTATGTGAAAACGTGTATGATGCTCTTTATGTTCTTGAAGTTTTTCTATTTGATCTTCCGTTAGACCTTCCAGTGAAAAACCCATGATCGTTTTTTCTTTAGCAAAACTTTGCTCTGGATCGCTATCGCCGTCAGGCTTTGCCTGATTTGGGCTTGCTTCCTTGCTTTGGCTTTCGACTGCTTTTTCCTCGTGTTCCCATTTTTCTATTTCGTTTGATTTAAATTCAGATATAAGGTCGTCTAAAGATTTTTCAAGTTTTTGAAAGTCTTCATTGTTTTCGTTCTGCGAACCAAAAAATTGAGGAGGGGGGTTGGCTACCGAATCTTCTCCGTCCATTCCCATAGCGGCAGGAGTCCCGCCTTGGTCCATCCCAGAAGGAGCCTGCCCCGCACCAGCCATTTCATCATCTCGCTCGTCACCGAACAACTGCATACCCATTCTAAGCCGAAGCTCACCCTTGGTGATGGCTCCAGCCTTCATCAGAATTTCGTGTTCTCGGTTTCTTTGCTCCGGCTCATCGATTGCCTTTGCTCGGTATTCTACATAGTGGCCTTCGCCATACTGCCAAACCCAGTTCTCGTTATCTTCATCAGCAAAGAGGTTTAAGATAGGCTGAATAGTCAGATAAATAAATTGCTTCAGTGGTGCGTAAAGCGATTCGCCGCCTGTAGCCTGCTCAATCCCAGCCGCAGTTGGGGGAACTTTATGCAGAGCCATGATAGCGTCACGCATCTGAGTAAAGCCTTCCCCGTACGCCATGTCTCTAGCCGTGTTGGAAAGGGTCGTGACAGAAACTCCGTCACCACTGGTGAACATAGCCCGACCTGCTCGGTCTGTTCCACAGTATTTTTGGTTGAATCGAGACTCTGCGCCCTTTAGCTCTGCCGCATCCATTTGCCCGGCTATGTGAACGTGAACTGAAGGATCTGGCCCAAGCCTCATATGGTTGGTTCTGGCTGTGTCTATGTGATTAGATGAATCAGTCCACAAAGCACCAGCGGCCACTGAAGACTGCCCGTCGTCCCTGTAAACGGGATGAGGATCAAGAATTACCTGAACAAACTTTGCATCCAGATTGTAGCCCAGAGAACTCATGTGCTGGCCCGCAAAAAACCATCCTTGCTGGCCTCCCTGTCGTGCAAGCTCTGGCTTTACTCTGTAGTACCCATCTGGGAAATCTTTACTAGGCTGCTTCGGCTCTACAATTGCTGTCGGAATGATATATCGACGGACAACTTTTCCGTATTTATTTTGCATATTCCAGATCAAAACCTTGCCAGTTAGCTTTAACTGCAAAGCCATTTCGAATCGGAATGAAGACCCTGACTGCTCTGGATTTGGCCTTTTAAGGAATTTAAGCAAGGGACTTCCTTTGGAAAGAGGACGACCTTGATCATCCCTATCGTTGTACATCGACTTCTGAACCGACTGCATAGAGTCAGCTTCAGAGTAGGCGTAGCAAGCAGCCTGACCGCACTGAGTAGCGATGGCATGGATGGCAACGTAGTTCCATCCAGTGTACATCTCAGCTTCTTTTCTGTGGTCGCTAGAAAAACCGCCCCCGCTTTGCTGAAGGGTCTGCTCTAGTTGGTAGTCAGTGCTGACCTTGAAGTTGGCAGGAACTCTCGCTTTTACTACGCTTGAGTCACTAGCAGCCATCGCTTTGATGATTTCTGATTTGACAGGCATTTGGCTTTACTCGAAGACAAAGGAATAGCAACAGTTTTGGCATTTTGCAGCACGATAGTGCAACATCAGTTCCAGATTGCTAGGTTGTTGTTTAATTTAATAATTTAATTCTAAACCTATAAGCGGTGATACGTGTACGCCTTTAAGCCTAAAAGAGATTATATCGGATGGTCCTTCAGTGATAAAAAACTAGGCATATACAACACGGAGTTTGATTCGTCGGCTGACAAAATTTTTGATGGCATATCAAGATGGCTAGGCCATGATGAATTTTTTATCCGCTTTTCTGACGAAGATTTTGACAGAAAAGCGGATCGAAAGTTTAATTTAAGATGGCTTTTTGGCAACTCCGAAGGGAACTCCTACCTGAGCTACGGACACACTGGAGATTCAAAGTATGAAGGACATATAATATGGCTACCTTCGGCATTTCTTGACTACATACACCCCGCACCAAAAACACTGTACATGGAGTGGGTAGACGTTTCGAACGTGTAAATAAAAAAATGGGGACAGGCAATTAAACCTGTCCCCAAGTGTACGGCAGCGGAGTCGCGTAGCTATCGCTAAGGAGGATGGCGACTCCGCCCCGGAAAGGATGCGTTGCCATGTTTTAGCTATTTGCCAGAATCAGGTGAAGGTCGCTTTTCAATCGGCTCTGGCATGAGGCAGTCACGCGCGTCAACTAGCTCTACGCTTTGTATTCGGCTCAAAGCAAAGTTTCTCATCTGCTCTCTGCCAAGGCATAGCGCTTGTAAGTTCGCCTTGTAAAACCTTACAGGCGATACAATTCTACTGGTGGTTTTATTATCAGAGCGGGTGTATGTAATACGGACAGCCCAGCGATCAGGATCTTCTAAAGCACGAGATATGTCTAGCATATCCGAGTGGCTCAAGAAGCCCTTTGCCTGCTCTCCTCCCACTCTTTCAAACCCCATGTAATCTGGTAAGACTTGTCGGTTCCAACATCGACAAACATTCTACCAGAATTTTCGTCGGAATTAGGCTCAGTTCTGAACCAACAGTCTTTTGCCGGGAAACACGAGCCAAGGACAAAGAACCTGTCCTTGGTCATCTCTACCTCGCCGATGCTCATCCACACCGGCTCTCTAATACTTGTGACGACAGCCTTTTGCTTAGGCAACTTCATCAGCATCTCCATCTATGAAAAAAATAGTATTGGCGAACTAGTCGCCCGCCTATTTATATCATAGCGAACAAAGACGTGCAAACGAGCTTTAACGCCAGCTAATTTCAAAAGAATGCTCGCTCCCCACGTCGAGGTAGATCCTGCCTTCGGTGTCGGTAGAACCCTCCTTCACGACAATTCTACAGTCGCCTCGGTCAAACGTCTTCTTGCCAACCCGCACCTTATCCTCCCCCAGAGACACCTTGGCCTGATACAGCCTTGGCGTTCTGGTGTCAGCCACGGTTGCCTTCCTTGGACTTAGAATTTTCAGATTCATTTTGCAACTCCTTTATTTGTTTGGCAACAGTTTTTGCCCACTCTCTCATTGAAACAATATGCGTATCAAAACCGTCCACCGAAGCCTGCATGTAGGCTGTTTTCTTCTCTAACTCCTCGATTCGGTTTTGCATTGCCTTGGCCTTTGACTGCCAATACTCAACTCTCAAGCTATTCTCGCTGTCTCTCATCACGCTCCTCCTCTAAAAGTTCATCGACGACCTCTTCAATCTGATCTTGATAGTCAGATAGATCGCCGTCAATCTCAAAATGAATTTCTTGCCGGGACAGTTCGCCAGCTTTAAGCTTTTTGAATATCTCTTGAGCAACATCCTCGACTTGCTCCCAAGGGACTTCTGGCTCCGGCCTACAGCAAGGACACGCCATGAGGCTCGCCATCCCGTTGCATGTTACGCAGTAACTCATGTCCATACTCCTCCAAACAATCGTAGTACATGGCATACCTAGCAAGCTCTTGTGCTAGACCCTCAAATGAGGTTGCCTCTTTAAAAACATTCCTGCCAAGCTTTTGCTCTGCAAGATCCAAAAAATGAGTGTGCTGCAAAACAGCCAGAGCGTTTTTTTCGGAATAGTCTTTGACTTCATCGTAAATAAAATCTGAAACCTCCGCCCTAAAAACGTCCCTAGCTGAATCTGTAATTTGCTCCACAGCACTTTTGTAATCATGGTAAACCATTCTAGATCCTTTCATCAAATAGATGCTCGTCAGACTCCCCCTGTTGCAAAGCATCGAGGGAGTCCTGCCAAGCGTTTTCTCTTCATGCTTCAGCCTTAGACCACTTCGGGGTGGCTGAAGCGTAAAGCTTCTCAGGAGCCTCATCGAAATACTTGAACAAAGCTGGACACAGCCAGCCGTCCATGCCTAGAGACTCAGAGTGATACCAGTATCCGCCAGACTCCGGCTGCCTTCTTTCAAGCATAATTCCGTGACCCGGAAATGGCTTGTCCGAAAACAGCAGGTTAAAGCCAGAGGCTGGATCGTCAATTGACGCTACCATCTGGTCAATTATCTGATCCGCACCTGACACAAACGGTTCACGAACAAGTCCTGTGTTCTCGTCATCGAAAACCCACTGCTCGCTATACTTGTAAGGACTAATCAACATTATTGCGTTATTCATACTATCTCCTCCTGTTGTGAAACAAATTCTCGTGCAACTTTCTCCAAGGCATACCAAGCCAAGCTATTGCAAACCAAGGTAGCTTCGTCAAAAAGTTGATTCGATCGCGAGTCATCAAAGCTCTCTAGGTTCTCAGAGTCATTCCAAATAACAGAGTTTATTGCATCCTGAGTAAACCCCTCTCCTTTCAGGCAAGAGAACTCGCTAACCATGTGAGCAGCCGAGTCATAGCCAAATTCTTTGGACTCCTCCACCAGCTCATAAAGTATAAGCCTCATGTTCTCGGAAGCAAAATCGAATGTGTCTTTGTAGTAGGTGAACCCACTAAAACCTCCGGCTGCTCCGTGTTCTGCAACATCTTTCAAAACTCCATCGACATACTCTGCATCAGTTGATATTTGATTTCGGACTGCGCTTATTAACTTTTCCATACTATGCCCCTTATTGTGAAATTAAATAAAAGCCGCTGGGGTAGATTTGGTCCCAGCGGCTCCAAGGAGAACCGCTGCTTCTGTCAAACGACTGCAAAGAAAACAGCGGGTTGCCCGACTAAACGAGCAGGGCGGCGACTACTAAGCCTCGTCCGCTTGGCTTTTGCCTTTGTCTTTAATCACAAATCATCGCTCTTAGTTTCTCTCCCATTCGATCCCATCTTGCATCGCCGCCCTAGCATCCTCTTCCGAATCCCAACCCCATCGAGAACGCTCGCCTCGCAATTCATCTACCCAGTAAAAACGGAAATTACCGTTGCGATCTACATAACTTTGCAGTTTGATACTCCCTCTCATGGTTCGTTCTTTCATAGTTCATCCTTTCGTGTAAAGAAAAAGGGTGGTTGCCCACCCCCAGTTCCTACGCAGCCAGTGCAAGCTTTTCAGCTTTCTTGACTGACTGGTTTGACGCTGCCCTGATGATTCGCTCAAACTGCCCTGAAGCAGATTGGTTGTTACCACCAGCACCACGCCATCCCATATCATGCTGCACATAACCTTGGACTGCGTTGTAAGCTTCCCAAGCCGACACAACAAAGTTGTCCGGCATCGGTCCACGGCCAGTGGTGTACCGTTCACGAGTCACTCGACGGAAGATAGCTTCAGTCCGAGCAGTGTGATGCTTCAGCGACCTTGACGAAGCGTCAGCATTTGGCTCCCCGTAAACTTGCCGCAAGAAATCTGCAAGCTGCACTTCGCGGGATTCCATAGACATGATCACATTCGTCAGGTTGTCCCAACTGCCCTTGAGCAATTGGAATGAAGCGAGCAGTTCGTCCATGTGGCCTCGCAAGCCAGACGTATGTCGAATGGCTACGGTAGTGCCGTTGACCTGCTGCATCATGGCAAGGTTTCGACAAGCATCTCGGTAGTAACCCATCGAGGCACTAAACGCCGTCTTGTCATACCCGGCCTTGATCATCACACGAGGGAACACGTTGTCCTTCTCGCCGTAAACAGCCAGTCGATTCTCACGAGTTGGCTGAATGGTGACGTAGTGACCATCACGGAAGAGGCACTTTACATCTACCTCGCCGTCAAAAGCGGATGACGCTGCATCCACTAAAGCACATACGTCTTCGGTAGTGTGTGGCACATACCGACTCGACACTGAGCCTGACCCGACAGCACTCATACTGTCTGAGCGAAACAGCCCGTAGAACGGGGTCCGCATATTCTCAGGACCAAACAGTGGAAACTTGTCAACAGAAAAGTCAAACTGCTCACGAACTTTCTTACTAACTTCAGTTGCTGCAATATTCATGGTTCATCCTTTCAGGAAAATTAAATTAAGAGCTACTCTGCTCTTTGCGAATCAACTCGATCTCGTCACGGACAACCGGATGCCACATAGGGTTTACTTCCATGTCAGGAGTGTAGTTATCCCTTGCCCACTGACGGAAGTCTTTTTCTTCGGCTGGTGACAGTTCTTTGAACATATCCATTTCAAAATCCTTTCGTAGATGTGATGTGACGGGTTACTTGTATTGTAGCCAGAGCAGGGATTCGAACCCTGCACACTAGGCATCCTTGATGTCCGCTTGAGTAAGCGGCAAGGGATATCAGCGGGATATTGGATCGCGTCCGAACCAATTCCATGAGTCCCACAACCAAGGAAGTCTCATCCTAGTGCAACCGTTTCCGGCATGTTGTATGGCCGGGTATCTTGAATAGCCCCCGGTGGCTATGCCAGCGACTTGGGCTGGACTAAATCATCTTGCGGATGAACGCTTCATCCGAAGGGGTGCAATACCCTTGGAAGGAAGACATACCTGCCTTCGCTTCGGCCTGCTCTATTAGCGAGCAGATGCGGTCACGTTTTTTGTGACCAATTGTTTTGGCGTAGGCGGTATTAAAACATCGAATTGCCAGTTCGTACATTTCGCTTTTTAAAGCCTTACGCCCATATCCTAAATATTTTTCTCCACCCATATTTCATCCTTTCTTGTTAAAGTTATTTACCAGCCTCGTTCTTACTGGTTTAGAGGAACCCATCTTACTGATGCCTAGCGACACCTTTGGTCAGGTGTCCCGCATAATCTTGCGGTCAGTCAGGACTCACATCAGCGAACTCCTCTGTTATCGCCGGGCCTTGTTTTCTCCGCTTGCCCCTTTTAACGAGCAAAAGCTTCCTCCGGTCGATGCGATTCAAATTGTCAAAGATCAGTGCCACCGGGTCTTGCCGGGGCAAGAGTCGTCGGCGGTCAATTGCCAAAACTCTATAGAGTTATTCGTCTACGATACAAGAATATTGGAAGAAATCTTTACGGAATTTTCTGGACTATTGCGTAAATAGCTGCTGGCAAAGGAGTTACGTCGATTTAATTTTTTTCGACTATTGCCAAGATAGGTGGTTTTTCGTCTACCCCATCAACTATTCGCTGCAATTGCTACAATCTTGGAATGGAAAAACTTGAACAGGAAATCGTTAAAGAGCTTTGTGGCCGGTCCCTGAGCTTCTTCATACAGGAGGCGTGGCACATACTTGAGCCTAGCCAGCCTTACACTCAAGGCAAGCATATCGAGTTAATGTGCGAACACCTTGAAGCAGTGAGTCGTGGGGAAATCACAAGGCTCCTCATAAATATCCCGCCCGGCTGCATGAAGAGCCTGCTTACCGGCGTGTTCTGGCCTATGTGGGAGTGGGGTCCGCTAGGCAGGCCCGAAACCCGTGTACTCTCAGTGGCCCACGAGCAGTCGCTTGCAGTGCGTGACAACCTGAAGGCTAGGCGACTCTTTTCCTCGGACTGGTTTCAGAGCATGTGGCCCTGCGGACTACAGGCTGACCAAAACCAAAAGCTAAACTTTCAGAATGAAAGAACTGGATACCGGCAAGCCTCCACACGAGCGAGCATCACCGGTCGGAGGGGAGACAGGCTTATCATAGATGATCCCTTGAGTGTGTCGGACGCACGGTCTGAACTGGACCGAAAGTCATGCGAGGCGTTCTTTACGGAGACAGCCCCCACGCGACTAACTAATCCGGACTCGTCCGCCATCGTGATGATTATGCAAAGGCTCCATGAAGAAGACCCGTCCGCACTTGCGATTGAATTAGGGTACGAACACCTGTGTCTTCCCATGAGGTATGAGAAATCAATGCACTGCAAAACCTCCATCGGCGAAGACTGGCGTACGGAGGAGGGAGAGCTTCTCTTCCCTGAAAGATTCGACAAGAAAACGGTGGACGAGCTAGAGAAAGTCATGGGTCCGTATGCGACCGCCGGTCAGCATCAACAAACACCCGTCCCTCGTGGCGGAGGGATGTTCCGCGAAGAGTGGTTCCCCGTACACGCTGGCCCCCAGTGGCCTATCACGAGGCAGATCAGGTCTTGGGATATGGCAGCTACCGAAGGTGGTGGTGACTGGACTGTCGGTGTCCTCATAGGTGTAGAGCAGGCAGGGCCAAGCGACCCCAAAGACGGGAACTACTGGGTGCTTGATGTAGTGCGAGGGCAGTGGGCATCACACCAGCGGGACTCTATCATACAAGCCACAGCAGAAATGGACGGAAAGAAAACAGCCGTCCACTTTGAGCAGGAACCCGGCTCCGCCGGAAAAAGTCTCATGGACTCCATGAAGAGAATGCTCGCTGGCTGGAGGGTCAGTTGCTGCAAGCCTACCGGAGCCAAAGAGGTTCGGGCCGAAGCAATGGCGACACAAGCAGGTATAGGCAGGTTCCGCCTCAAGGAAGGTGCATGGAACCAAGAATTTATCGACGAAGCAAAGGTGTTTTACTTCGGCAAGCATGACGACCAAATTGATGCCTGCGCCAGCGGGTTTAATGAACTCGTACTTAAGCGTGCCAATTTCACAATCGCATAAAGGAAGCGAAATGAGAATCACACATTTACCTTCAGTAATTTTTTTTATGGCCGTCATCACCTCTTACATGCCCGGACTGATAAACAAGCCGCCGGAGGTAACGGACCTTTATAAAGCAAGCCAAAAGCTTAGGGCAAAAAGCAGCGTCTTGATAAAGCAAGAGCTAGACCCTGAACTCTGCAAGATTGCCCAGAAATGGGCCGAACACATGGCAGCTAAAAACTGTATGTACCACGGAGGGGGAGAACAGATTATCGCCAAGGGATACAAAACCCCGCAAGCAGTTCTAAACGCTTGGGTTTGCTCGCCACCCCATAAGAGGTGGATCTTCAGCAACTGCAAGAAAGTAGGGTTCGGCTACGCTAAGAGCAAATCAGGCCACCCGTACTGGGCTGGAGTCTATCGAAACTAGCCCCCTCTACAACTACTCATATGTCGCGGGTTTTCGACATGAAATATCGAATCAACTACATCGACAATGATCGATACTTCGAAGGAGAGAAGACCCTGACGGTGGAAGCCGAAACCGAGATAGAAGCAATCAACCAACTCATTCAATCAGACAACCGGAACGCATGGCAGATCATCAGTGTGGAAACAATAGCAGGTTGAACTTTAGTTCGAAAATTTTTTTTGGGGAGGTGAAATGAAGAATTCCAAACTCGAAACCGCTGTCATCATGGCGATGGTGAAATATCGGGCATACGAAAACCGTGAGATAGAGGACGCTCGCATTGTTTTCCGCTATGTCGATAAAGCTAAGAAGATCATGCACCGGCTGGATATCGACGACCAGCTTTCAGCTAATGACCGACACCAAGCCGAAGACCTGTTGAGAGACTGCGAGATTGAAACGGCGAAGCTGTGTTTGGCTATCAACACGATAGAGAGTTGAAATTTACTTCGCGAAATTTCTTAGTGACCATGGGCCTCCCCCCTCTGGCCCCCTTACCCCCCACGGGGGGCCACCCCTCTGCCGTCTGCCTCCCCGCCGGGGTCCGAAAATCCGCCCCCCTAAATACATGCCGGGAAAGGACTTAGGACAAATCCGCCTCCAACCCCTTGACAGCCGCCCCCGCTTATGCTTTCGGGGTGATTCCCGCCCTAAACAGGGTCTAGACCCCTTCTCAGGGATAGTAGTGTACAAATTTACACCATAGTGTACAAATGCCCACTAGTGTACTAAGGGCCATTAGTATACAGATGCCCACTACCCCATGCCGCTGTAAGTCTAGGGGGGCAAAGGACTTAGCTCAGTTGTTTGACCTCTGCCGAAGCATCATCAGTGCCTTATCTAGTGCTGATGTCTCGGCCTCTTGTATCTCAGCCGAATTGAATTTTTCGCCCCCGGTGGTTAGGTCATAAGCTTCAGGCGCATAGAATCCGCAATGCCTTGCCATGTTCTCTAGGCATTTGACCACCACAGAATGCTGATTTCTGGCCCTTGCATCCTCCATAGTTTTCCTTAGCTCTGTGATGATGAACCGAGCATCTATGTGGCAATGCTTGGCCTTTTCATCCATAAGCTCCTGTATGTACTCTTGAATCAAGGGTTTTTTGAGGTTTACTGACCCTTGGACTTGGGCTGAAGCTTCCGAGTATCCAGCCATCTTAGCTGCTCTGGTGGCATTCATGTCCACCATATACTCTTCGCAGAATCTTCTTTGCTTCCTAGTGAGGTTTGGGCTTACCATTTGGGGGTTCCGTATATCGGCTGATAGTGTTTTTTTGTTTGTACTATGTTGAAAAGCAACCAGACAAGCCCAGAAGCCCCAGAATGGCCCTAGAATAAGCTCTTTTCACGTAGCAATGATTCGTATGGGTATCTACTTAGCCTCTCCCATAGTCTCCTGTTTGTTTATAGGGGATTTCTTATCGGCTGGTTTTTTGAAAATCCTATTCCAGTTTTTCCGGTATTTCTTCTGGTCCTTTTTTCGGGGTTTGTCACCTTTGCCAGCCATCCATAAACTCCCTATTCTCACAATCCCAAAAAAGCAGGTCTAAATCGCAACCCTTACAAGCCAACAAAGCCCGATAAGCACGTAGCCTTTCCTTCTCTGATTTTACCCCATTCGGAAATAGCAGCAACAAGCATCCCCTCTTGCCAGTCATCTCCCTATAGAAAGCCGCCTGCCCAACGCCCTCTTTCCACTTGTGGCTCCAGTCCACTTCGTATACGTGACTTTCGCTAATTATGTCGGGTCTGGTCCTATCCCATAACCGGGTATCAAATTGGCTGCTCTTAAAGATCGGCTGATTTTCTAAAATGTACTCCGTCCACTCGTTTTCATTCACAACAAAATAGCCAGCAATAAAAGCAGAAAAAAAATGAACAGAACATAGTCAATCCAGTTGTTTTGATTCATACCGATAAACACAAGAGTCGTGCATAAAATTCTTGTTCCAGCCCCCAGCGATTCGGCACAAAATTGATTCCTTATACGTGGCCTCTCCGCACACCACACATGGAATAGAAATTTTGATGTTGTGACAAGCCAACAAAACAGCAAGAGACAGCATAGCCGCCAAGCAAACCCGCGTTACCATTTGATCAGCTCCAAAAATTTGGCCTGATTAAGATATCCCTTTTTGCGTTTGACTTCCCACCCGCTTTGCTTTTTCTTAAACACCACAACAGCAGGAATTAAAATCTTGCCATCAATCATATTCTTGTAAATCTTTGGCTGATTATCCACATCCACGTATGCAACCAAATATTCGGCTAATTTTTTGGACTCCATCAAAGGAACCAGAACATCCTTTTTCATCTTCTTACAGGGTGCGCACCATGAAGCCCCAAAAACCACAATCAGAGGCTGTCCAGATTTCATTGCTACGTTGTAAGCTTTTTCATAACCTAAAAGCCCAATCTCGCCATTGCTCAAAGTGTAGAGTTCTTCGTATCCGGCACGCTTTAGAATCTGCTTAATTGACTCCAATGAGCCAGCACGTAAAGGCCAGCAAGATTTTGGGCCGCCTTCTGGCTCTTTCACCCAAACCGAGCCGCCAGAAACAATTCCGACTAGCTCGCTATCGGCGTTGTAAATTGGCCCGCCCGAATCTCCTTGAGTACACTCCGAATCGCACCACCAATAACCCTCTGCGTCGTACCGACATTCTGCTTCGTAATCCTTATTCCCGAAAACATAAAAAACACCTTCTGGATCTTGGTCTTTTGCAATTTCAGCAACAGGCAAATCGTCTGGAACATCACATTCCAAAACCGCCAAATCAGAATATGAATCTCGTTTGACTATCTTCACCTTTTGGACAGTAGAGCCATCGGAAAAAATAATGTTGAATTCTGTAGCATCATCAATCACATGATCGGCTGTCAAAATAACATCATCGCCAACAATCACCCCACGACCATATCCGCTGGCGTAGTAAGCCGGAGTTTCTCCGGGCTGGCAAATCATTCCGAAGCCATTAACAGGAATCGAGAATTCGATCTTAACAGCAGCATCTCGGCGGTCGTCTGCTAGACAAATTGCAGACAGGAAAAGAAATAGGCATGTCGCTAAAAACGACGTTTTAAATTTTTGCATGGGTGGCTCCAAAGGTTTTGATACAAATTAAGGTATCGAGAGGCCACCCCAAATGTCGATAGCAGTTTACTTTGCCCGCAAAGCTTCAATAACTGAATTGATTTTTTTAAGATAAGAAGGCACGTCGTTTGTTGGGTCTATCTCTTGGTTTAGTCCAATAAAGAATCCTGACCAATCAACGTCTAGACTGTCCAAAGATAAAAGCGCTCGTTTCCTTGCTGAAGAAACAGTTACCTTTGATTGCGGCAAATTGTAATTATTTTCTTGGCACTCTTTCACAGCGGATTCGTAATAGCTGGCTAATACATCGGCTGTTTTTTGATCGTTCGGCTTGTTATTCAAAACCCATTTATAGAGGTCGCTATCCGGATCTGAAAGCGGAGGACCTCTCTCTCCTACTGTGATGGACATCCAGACAGGAGGCGCACCGTCAGCACGTATGGATATCCAGAACACCGAACCGGGCTGGCCTGCAACTAAAAATTTGCCCGGCTCAAATGGCTCAAGCACGTTTGGAGGAAATGGCTTTTTCTCGTCGTGAACTTCTATGTATTGCAGCGCATCATTTTTTGTATCCACCACCACGCCATAGCCGACCTGCCCAGATCCGCCTTGCAGCATGACTCGCACTTCATCGCCATTATCCACAACCGTAGCAGATTTGGCTTCGTAAAATGTGACCGGAGTTGTTTCAATCTCGGCCAAGAAAAACAAACAACACATAGCAAGTTTTAAAATCATTTTCATACCCATTCTGGATCGATCAGAGCATCTAAAATTTTGTCTATCGAAGGAACGCCATGCCCGAAGCGGGGATCATGGCCGTCGTCTCCTCGGTCCTCCATGAAACCCTCTTGCAACATGAAATCCAGCCATGCGTTTCGGCCAATCAAATCCGGCTTTCCTATCATCCTTCGTTTCTGGATCACCAAACAAAAGATTCCAGCCATAAACGGAGTAGCCATCGACGTACCTGACATCGACACCCAATGCCAAGAACTTTTTAGGCCACATGATACAATGCTCTGGCCCGGCGTAGCTGCGTCAAGAGTTTTGCCGCCCGATGAAAATCCAGCTATAGATCCGTCCCGTTTTGTAGCACCTTGACACCATGCGTTGTCGTAGCTGGCATGCCTGCCGACAGTTGAGTTTCTGCCGTTAAATCCAGAATTGCCAGCCGCCGCAACACAGATCGACGTTCCTTCATTGTATGCCGTTTCGATTGCCTCATATGAATCACGTATAACCGGCCCGCCGCCATCTCCGAGAGATTCAGATATAACATCTGCGCCTTGCTTGGCTGCGTGTATCCGGCCCTTGTCAATTCCGGTCGTCGATCCTGAACCACGATCACTTAAAACTTTTGTCCAAATACCAACCGCTCCGGGTGCAACCGAAGTTGTAATACCGTAACAGTGAGTGCCATGACCGTTCTTGTCATCCATGCCATTGGACGACGTGGAATTGAAATGCTCAAAATCAAATTCTTGATTTCCGAAATATCCGTGTTCCTCAAACACACCAGTATCGTTTATCGAGAAAGTAATTCCGCTGCCATCAATCCCGGCTTCGTGCGCCGCCTTTAGCTTTAAACTGATATGCCACATAGAAGGCAATTCACCATCGGCTGTGGCTATGCTCGGCCCGACTTCTAAATCAGGAGGCAAGGATTGTTCGTTCATTACTCTACGCCCGTTGCTTTGGAAGATTTGTCCGCATCTCTTGCGAAGAACAAACCAAGCGCCAAAACAACTGCGCCGATTACTACGTTCCAATCTGGCTGAGTAGCCTCTGAACCGTCTAAAAACTTTTGCACCTCTGCGCCAATTACAACCAGCGCACCAATAACGCCCGATAACGTCGTTTTCCAATTCATTAAAGCCATTACATCAATCCTATGATTAGCTGCAAAATTAAAGGTAAAATTCTTTCTAAGAATTCAGCGAATTTGTCCCAATCAATTTCTTGTACGCCGGGATTTTCGTCAAGATATTTTTCCTCGATTGCGTCGTTTAAAATTGACCTAAACTTTGGCGATACTGCATAGCGTAATCGCAAAGCAAACTTTTGGCTTCTCCGCAAATCTGAATTTGCTATAGCCTGAGAAACCAACTCCTCAATTCGTGTAATGTCTGCCGCTTGAAACTCCATAACCTACTCCCGGCTGTGCGTTTTTTAGATGGCTGGTGTACATCTCGCACTAGATACGATCACCTGCCTTTCTGGGTTACATCTCGCCAGCCATTTTGATGTTTACATCCACGCAGGTCAACTGCACAAAATCATCATTAGGAACGTGTAAAACCAGCTCAGAATCTTGGTCATCTCTAGGATTGGCGGTCCTGCCACCATAAGCCAGTGGATATTCCATATTGTCCATCGGCAAATATCTAATGTCTCCAGTTTTATCCATAACAACAAAAATTGTCTTTAAAGAAAACGCCGTCATCATCTCCTTGGCGTATTTAACTTTTGATGCCGAAAGCATTACATCCGGGTAATCCCCCCATGTGAAATTCCTTACCTTGATTTCACAAAGCGCACCAATTGACTTGTCTGGACGCACCATCGCAAAATCCATTCGTTGGTGTATCGGTAGCTTTTTCATTTCGACAGTCCAAGCATCGCTTAAGGCAAGCGCAACTATTTCCTCCAGCCATCGATCTTTTGACGTTTCAAATTTTGATCTTACTGCCATTGCTTAATCCTCCACTGCAAAGTCAAAACAAGAGAGCGTAAATTTAGAAGCTCTCGGTTAATTATCAGCTTTTCTTTTTCTTTAGGGGGACAGTGCCACTTTTGAATATATTGAAGCTCCTCAATTTCTTGCTTCGTTCGTTCTAATCTTTCCACAACCTTTTTTTGATATTCAAAACGTGGCTCTCTCATACTTTAATGTCTTTCAATTTAAAACCATACTGATTAAGAACCTCACTAATTGAGGCAATCGTTATGGTTCCAAATTGTGCTATCGAACTCAACTGTTGTTTTGTTACTCCTTCAAAATCACGGACAAACAAAACGCCAACACTTTCTAACGCATTAACTATCTTTTGGTCGAACAATTGAGATATGCTCGTATCACCATCTACAACAGATTGATAGCGGCTTAAAGATTCACGAAAAGCTAGGTCAACAATTTCGTGGCACTGATCCTGATTGCCACGCCAAAATTGAACCTCAATCATGCGTGAATATTGTTCAGCTATGTCCTTGGGAATTTCCATCCGTGACCTGCTCGTTTTCGAGCGCTTTGAGAATATCAAGCAGGCGGTACAAATCCATTAACACGAGACTGTCGCCCCGATCCTGCCTAAAAACCACAAAATCAACATGCTCTCCCACTTGCAGATAATCTGCTATTTTTTTCCTTCGCTTTGCTTGAACTTTGTAATCGGCATTGCCAAAAACTAAATCCACTTCTGCATGGTGGCCCAGAGATTCACCGTTACTCGCGTACGCTCGTTTGGCCTTCATGCCTGAGTCTTGTATTAAATTAACAAGCTCTCTTTCGTAGCCGTTCCCCTTTTGCTTGGAAGGATGGCTCATATTTTTAAGATTCTCCAAAAAGTAAAACTTTATTTTGACCGTTTTGACATATAGGGGAAGACCTCAGAAACTTTTCTCGTCCAAATTGCTTGGGTGTCGTATTTTGCAAGAACCCGATTGTCCCATTCTATTTGCTGTTTTTTTGCCTTTTGCTGTGCAATTAAGACCGCTTGCTGAAACGTACGATTAGACCTAGCACAGATCCAAAAACAAGACTTTAAAATTGACTCGCACTTTTGTCTGTCGCTTTTTCTCTTGTAAATATCGACCTTTTTAAGTTCTCCGCTAATCATACGTACGGTTCTGGTGTTCTTGAAATATCTAAATCCGCACTTAGGACAGTCCGAGCCATGCGTTCTATAAGCAAAGCATTTTGGGCAAACAATTTCTACCAGATCCTTTTTTGCCAGCAATTTCTTCATGCGTTTTTTAAACATAGAAATGTTGGTAGATCCAAGAATCCAAGCACGTTCTTCGTTGCAGAATCCGTGACGGTCAATATTGCCGCTGTGATCCTGCAAAATAACCTTGTCATAGCCGGGGAAATTTCTAAGAACCCTGCCAGTCGTTTGTAAATAAGTAGAAAGGCTTCCCATCGTCGTACACAAAATACAGTGATACCAAGCCGGAAGGTCAATTGCCTCTCTCAATATAAAACGGTTCCAGACAATTTTATATTTGCCGTCCGCACTTCCGTCTAAAACTTCTTTACGAGTGGATTCGTCTGTCGTGTATTCTTTCTTTACAAATACGCCGTTGTTGTTTTTCTCCACAAACACAGATGTTTTTGCGTCAAGAGAGCAACAGGCTACGCCCTTTTGCCGAAACAAATCAGCAAACCATATAGCCTGCTCAACACCCGGCGCAAAGCCGACAGCAGGAAGCTGGTCTGGGTTAAGTTTTTTCCAATGCTCGTAAACTCTTCCGAAAATTGTTGGAACCCGATTATAGGCAATATTTTCTGGTGTCGTAATTCTGGATTTCTTGAGCTTTTCCAGAGAAGGGGAGTCTGGCATATAATGCTCGACTGGCAAGTGAGCGCCAACATCAAGCATCTCTCTATACGTCCCAGCGTTTACCAGCTTCTGAGCATGGCCGTTTAACCCAACTGGCGTAGCTGTAAAGCCAGCTATTTGTGCGCCTTCGTTAATGTGCCTACTAAACACAACAGATGCCTGCCTCTCAACTTGCTGGTGTCGTTCATCGACTATCACAAGATCAGAATAAGGCCATCGAAAATTAAACTTTTCCATACGGCTATACACCGTAGGCAAACTGCAAATCTGCAAAGATGCTTCGTCGTTTTGGTACTGCTCAAACCCATTTGCAATTACACCAAAATCAACCCCTTCCTTCAAAAACAAATCTATCGTTTGCCGAGTCAACATTCTTCGATGCAAATAAATAGAAACACGCTTCCCGCTTTCAGTAGCAGGTATCGCCATTCTTCGCATCATCAAAGACTTTCCAGCCCCCGGCGGCGCTACTACACACCAAGACTTAATCTTGGGGTCTGCCCAACATGCCCTGCTTTGCTGAATCCCACGTTTTTGATGCTCCCACAGATCCATCTTTTTTCTCCCCAAAAAAAGCCAGCCCACAAACTCTGTGGACTGGCCCCGAAAGGATGCACACTTATACAAACTTAAAACGGCAAATCTTCTCCAACAGAAACTGCTACAGGTTTTTGAGTATCACCAGACCTTGGCAGCAACTGCATTTTTTCAGCGACAACTTTTAACTTGCTCCTCGTTTCTCCGTCCGACTCCCAACGATCCAGCTTCAATCGACCTTCAAAGAAAACGGGAGAACCTTTTGATAAATATTCAGACGCAACCTCCGCCGTTCTACCCCAAAGTGTAACATCGACGAAAGTAGCCTCATCAACCCACTCATCCCCAGACTTTACTCGATGATTCACAGCGACCGTAACATCTGTAACCGCTGTACCGGCTGGCGTATGCCGAACCTCAAAATCTCTCGTAATATTTCCCATTAAAACGACTCTGTTGTAACTCGACATTTCTACCCTTTCATTTGATAATCCAATTTACTTTCCCACTGGCTGTTTTGTGGGGATAAACAAGAAGCCCCGCACCACGAGATTTTTTGCCATTAGAGAGCGCTAACAAGCCCTCCTTGGCCTGCTGTAGCTGGCGATCTATTTCATTACGCTCTAACTTCAAACGCTGATATCGTTCGGCAATCCCTTTCCATTGCTGATCGTCCTCCATGTCCGTGACCAGCGGCTCAAGCATGACATTAAATTTATCGGGATCGCTAATCGTATCAAGGTACTGATTGTAAAAAACTTGCAACGCCCCGACGTTTTCTCCCCAC